CAAACTGGTACTTCAGCAGGTTCTGAAGAATGGTCTGGTGTTGCATTACCATTAGTAAGAAGAATCTTTGGTGAAATCGCTGCGAAAGAATTCGTTAGTGTTCAACCAATGAACCTTCCTTCTGGTCTTGTATTCTTCTTAGATTTCAAATATGGTTCTCTTCAAGGTGGTGAGCCAGACAAATTCGCTGCAAAATCACTTTTTGGTGGTACTAACGTAACTGGTTCTACAGCTAACTTTGGTAGAACTAACGCAGCTGTAAACGGTCTTTACGGTGAAGGTAGAAGTGGTTATTCAGTAAATGATGCATCTGTATCAGTTTCTACTGGTTTAATTACTTCAGCATCTGCTACATGGGCTGATTTAGGATTTGATGCAGCACTTTCTGCATCTGCTGCAGCTAACCAAGTTATTAAGTTGACTATAGCTAAAAGTAATATTTCTTCAGTAGCTGATACTGAATCAGTAAGAACTTTTGCAGCTCAAAACTCAAAAATTGGTTCACAATTACCACAATACAACTATGTATCTGGTACTAACGTAGTATTATTTGTATCTGCATCTTCTGCTGTATCTCTTTATCAAGGAGTATCTTCAGCACCAGGAACAGCTACTATCACTTACTCTGAGCAACCAGTTGCTTCAGATAGAGGTGACTTCGAAGATGGAACTTTAAACAGTGCAGGTAACACAACAACTGCATTGGATATTCCTGAAATTGATCTTGAGTTGAAATCAGAGGCTATCGTTGCTAAGACTCGTAAGTTGAAAGCAGTTTGGACTCCTGAATTAGCGCAAGACTTAAACGCTTACCATTCAATTGATGCAGAAGCTGAATTAACTTCTATGTTATCTGATTATATCTCTTTAGAGATTGATCTTGAAATCTTAGATATGTTAAAAGCTAACGCATTGACAGTTGATTACTGGTCAGCAACAATTGGTGAAGAATATTTGAACAACGGAGCAACAGGCCAAACAGCTTGGGGTTCTTCAGTACCTTCTGGTGCAAACACTTACTATACTAAGAATTCTTGGTATCAGACTTTAGGTGTTAAGTTGAACAAAGTTTCTAACAAAATTCATCAATTAACACTTCGTGGTGGTGCTAACTTCGTAGTTGCATCTCCTGATGTATGTACTATCTTAGAATCAATTCCTGGATTCACAGTTAACGCTGATAAAGATGCAATGCAATTTGCAGCTGGTGTTACTGCAGTAGGTTCTATGAGCAACAGATTCACTGTGTACAAAAACCCATATATGACTTCTAACGAAATCTTAATGGGCTTCAGAGGAAATAACTTCCTTGAGACAGGTGCTGTTTACGCTCCATATGTACCATTGATTATGACTCCATTAGTGTATGACCCTCAGAACTTCACTCCACGTAGAGGAGTTATGACTCGTTACGCTAAGAAGATGGTTCGTCCTGAATTCTATGGTAAGATTTATGTTAAAGATTTAGCTAATATCTAATCTTTACCGAATCTAACGTAATGGTTCAATAATAAAAAGGGGGTGAGAAATCACTCCCTTTTTTATTTTTACCCCTTTCCAATAAATTAATATTTATAGGTAACGTAAAATAATTACTTATAATGGCATTAGAAACACTAATATATCCTGGCTCATCATCATTTTCTGCAGGACAAACACCTTTTGGAATATATGATAGTGATAACGAATTTCAAACAGATGCTCCTAAAGTTGCACTTTGGTGTGCTAGGAGATTGGGGTATCCTATTCAAAATATAGAATTAATTGATGAGAATTTCTACGCTTGCTTTGAAGAATCCGTATCTGAATATGGTGCACAAGTAAACCAATTTAATATTAGAAATAATTTAGATACAGTTAGAGGTAAACTAAAAAATACTAATTTATCAAACAAATTAGTTCAGGGTTCAAATCTCCCAACACTTATTTCTATTTCCGATGCATATGGAACTTTAGCAGGTGTTGGTGGAAATACTGATATTAAAAAAGGATACATTGAATTAGTACCTGGTCAACAGGAATATAATTTAGATACTCTATGGGCAGCAGTTTCTGAAAGTGGAAAACGTATTGAAATTGTAAAAGTATTCCACGAACCAGTTCCTGCAATCAATAGATTTTTTGACCCTTATTCAGTAAGTGGACAAGGTACTTTAAACTTAATTGATGAATTTGGATTTGGTTCATTCTCACCGGCAGCACAATTTGTGTTAATGCCAATATTTGAAGATATGTTAAGAATTCAGGCAATTGAATTTAATGACCAATTCAGAAAATCGGCATTTACTTTTAATATTGTAAATGGCAAAATCCGAGTATTTCCAAAACCAACTTCACAACATATTAATCTTTACGGAAAATTATATTTTGATTATTTTGTAAAAGATGAATTTACAGAAAATTCTACAAATATAACACCAAATGTAATTTCTGATTATTCAGATATTCCTTATGATTTTATGGAATATGGTGGAATTAATGATGTTGGTAAACAGTGGATTAGAAAATATACTTTAGCATTAGTTAAAGAATTATTGGGAGCAGTTAGAGAAAAATATTCTAATATCCCAATTCCGGGCTCAGAAATCAGTTTAGATGGTGCGGCATTACGAAGTGAAGCACAAACTGAAAAGGAAGCTTTGATGACACAATTAAGAGAAACTTTGGAAGAACTAAGTAGAACTAAACAATTTGAGAATAGAAACACAGAAACAAATGCTCATCAAGAAATGTTACGAAAAGTTCCACTTCCAATTTATATAGGTTAATATTATGGCAAGATTTGCATTAGCAAGAGATATAAAATTCTTTGAAGGAATATCTAAGGAATTAGTAGATGCTGTTATAGAAACTGCAGTAGTTCTATATAAACTTGTCATTGAAGATTCAAAAACAAATCTTTATGGAGAGTCTCTTAGTAAAACATATTATCAAGGAGTTGAATGTACAGCAATAATTCAAAGAGATGAAACAACAGCAAATTATGAAGGATTTGGTTCTGATGCAAATCAAAACGTACAATTTAGATTTAATAGATTTACGTTAAAAGAAAAAGATTTTTATCCAGAAGTTGGTGATATTATTTTTCATAACGATGGGTATTTTGAAATTGATAATGTAACTGAAGATTTTTTAGTTGGTGGTAGAGTTGGTGAAGATGAAAGATTCTCTGTTATATGTTCTACCTTTATGACTAGAAGAAGTAATATTCAAACTGAAATGAGAGTAATATAATGGATAAGAAAGAAACAAATAGAGCCAATCAAATTTCAGTAGAAAAAGAATATATCAAAGGTGTAAAACTTATTGATATAGATACTACTATTGCAGAATATATGACATCTGTAATAATACCTGAAGTTGAAGAAAATAGTACTAAAATAAAAGTACCACTATTATATGGTAATGCGGAAAGGTGGAATAGTGCTAGAAAAGATGGGTATTTAAGAGATTCTAGAGGTAGAATACAAATACCTTTAATAATGTTTAAAAGAAATTCTATTGAGAGAAACGATTTAATGGCAAATTTTAAAGAAGTAAATAAAATAACAACTTTTAAAAAATATTCTCCAAAAAATAGATATGAAAGATTTAGTTTGCAAAACAACGCATCACCATCTTATGATTTGTATAGTGTAAATGTACCCGATTATGTAACTGTAACTTATGAAGTAATGATTTGGACTTCATATACTGAACATATGAATAAAATAGTTGAAGCATTTCAATTTGCAACTGATAGATATTGGGGTAAAGAGGATGGCTACAAATTCAAAGTAAAAATAGATTCATTTGATAATCAGCAAGAAGTTGGTTCTGGTAGTGAAAGAATAATTAGAACAACTTTTACTATGGTAGCTAATGCATATCTACTTCCAGAAACTTATAATGAAAAGCCGGTAATTAAAAAAACAAGAACTCCAAAAAGAATTGTTTTTGGTGTGGAAACCGATTTAACAGGCAATCTTTTTGTAAATCCATCTCTTTATAATGAATATGCACAGGTTATTGATTTTATTGCTGTTAGAGGTTCACAAATGGCAATATTTGTTAATTCAACAACAGTGAAATTAATAAATGTAAAAAAACCAATACTACCTTCGGAATTAATTGGAGTTTTTGATACAGCTAATTGGTTTAGAATTTATATAAATGGAGATTTTATTTCACCATCTTTATACACATATTCATATAATGGTGCTACAAACGAAATACTTTTTACTTTTAGCGGATTGGGATTTGCAATAGAAGCAAACGATGAGGTTGGTATAACTGGAAAATTCCAAGAATTATAATATGAATATTAGACAGTTAAAAAATATTATGAAGGAAATAAACGAACCAAATGAGTTTGAATTATTTTCTCACGATTTAAACAATCCCAATTATTGGATTTTTAAAGCAGAAAACGTTAGAATAAAAACACTTTTTTCGGAATTAGAAGAATATAGAAAACCTTCCGCAAGATTTGATGTTTTTATAAATGGATTATTTATATCTGAAAATGATTACGTTCAAGAGCAAATAGAAAATGATTTTTATATAAATTTTAAAAAAATTAATTTTCCACCTTTTGACCGTTTTGGAAATCCATATAAATTGGATGATACAGATGAAATAAAAATAAATGGAGATTTAGAAAATATTAAATGAGAAGAAAAGTTCCAAATATAAACATTGATACTACGCAAAAGTTGAGAGATAGACTTGGGTTTAAAGATTTTGTAATTAAAGTCAATACCGATACTTTTATATATTCATATAAACCTGATACTATTTCAGTAAATGAAGAAATATATTTTACATTAACATTGATTAATAAGAGATTTATTGTAGATTTATTAGAGATAGATAATGTTAAAGATTACATTGATATATATTTATTTGGAGTAAAACAACCACAAGATAGATATTCTGTTGAAGTAGTTGAAAATAATATAATTGTTACTTTTATAGCTGATATTACAAGACTTCCAAATGAAGTTAAGGTATCAGATTTTGAAATCAAAGGTAAAATAGCAGAAGTAGTATAATGGCAAGATTGATACCTCGTAAACAAATTGAAGAACAACAGAATATAACTGGTTCGCTTACTGTTCAGGAAAATTTATTTCTTGGAAATGATGCTGTTATTTCAGGTTCTCTTTTTGTTTCTAAAAGTTTCTTTTTAGGAAATGATACTGGTTCAAAAAGTGAAATTACAGCTTCTGTATTTTTAAGCGGTTCGCTAACAATTGATGGAAATTTAAGAGTAGGTGCACCTGAGACTGTTTTATCAATTACATCTTCTAATACAATTTTAGCAGAAGATACTCAAAGATATGCTGGTATTCTTGCCAAAGATTTTGGTGCTAACCAACCTACACTTTATGTATCTTCAACTGATGGTGATGATACAAACGATGGTAGAACAATTCAATACCCACTTCGTACAATTAAGAGGGCAGCAGCATTAGCATCTCCGGGGTATGATGGTAGATATGGTTTTGATACTGGTTCAATATCTAATGGATATGTTATTAAGGTACAAGCAGGAACGTATTTAGAGGATAATCCTGTGATTCTTCCTAAGAATACAACCATTTGGGGTGCTGGTTTGCGTATTACCAAAATTAACGCTAAGAATCCCACAGAAGACCTATTTTATGTAAACTCTGGTTGTTATATTGCGGAGGTTACTATGGGTGGCTTGAGATTATTTCCAGACCAAATAAATCCCGAAAAAGGATTTGCGGTAGCTTTTCAACCTGGTGCATTTATTACAACTTCACCATACGTTCAAAACTGCTCGCAAATTTCTAACCAAGAGAATTCATTTACCGAACTTTATGAAGAAATTCCGCCGGGTGGTGGAGGTCTTTATGTTAATGGTGATGTAATTAATCCAGATTCTCCACTTGCTTCAATGGTATTGGATGCCTATACGCAAATTTCTCCAAATGGTGTGGGGTGTTTGGTAAATGGTAGAGGTTTTATTCAGCTGGTATCTTTCTTTAATAACTTCTCATATTATGCTATTAGAGTAAACAATGGTGGGCATGCTACACTAAACAACTCAAACATTTCATTTGGTTTGTATGGTATGTATGCTTCTGGTTCTCGTTTTATTTCTGGTAGTGGTGGTAATACATCTGCAAGAGATGCGGTTAGAGCTAGCTGGAGTGTTGTTGTAGATGTATTAAATAGAGGACTAGATGCATTACCTGAAGTAACAACTTTAAATACTGCCGAAGGTATTCGTTTATCATCACCTTCGCAGTTTCCACAATATACTACTTCATCAAATGTAACATTATCATCAACAGCTGCTGAAGAAATTTCAGCTGATTACAAACTTATTTCTGCTATTGTTGAAAACGGTACTTCTGATTTTCCTACATTATTAGCAAAAAGTTCTAATAAAGGATATGGTGCGGATTCTCCATATAATATTTTAGGAGCTTCTCAATTAACATCATCATTATCTGCTTCTATTGAAGATTTAAATTCAATCAGTTCATCTTATGGTGTATTGTTAAGTATATTCGCTAATGGTACGGGCTCTTTTAAATTTACAGCATCAGCTGATTTGGGTGTAAAAATTACAAATGAAGTAGTTGATGATTTGGGTGCACCATCTTATTTATCATCTTCTGTTTCTCAATCATTTGAAACCATAATTAATATTATAAAAAATGGAGTATCGGCTATTCCAGCACTTACAGCATCTAATAGTGCTAGTATATACGTTGGTAGTGAAGTTCCATTTAAAACAGGAATTTCATCATCGTTATTAGTACTTAATAAAGTAAGTTCTTCATTTAGTATAATTTATAATATTTTATCAAATGGAACTGGAAGTAATATTTTACCAATTCCAAATGACCATAGAAGAAGTTATACTATTACAAACAATAATAGTTCATCATATCAATGGGATGGTGTGGGTGCAAATCCTACAATAACATTATACAGAGGTGAAACTTACAAATTTTATGTAAGTGCTTCTGAAGCTATTGGTGGTATAGATTATCCATTCTTTATAAGAACTCAACTAATTGAAACTATTGATAATAGATTTGATTATAACAAAGGTGTGATTAACAATGGTGATAGTGTTGGTAATATAACATTTGCAGTACCATATGATGCACCAAATACATTATATTATACATCACAAATAAATAATACTTTAAGTGGTAAGTTTAATATAATAAACAATTCGGAAACACCTTTTGATTTAATAAAAAATACGGTAACGTTTCCTAAAACAATATCTGGAAGTTTAGAACCAACTCAAAATGTTGATATACTAAACGCTTATGAAATATTAACTGGTAGTAAATCATTTATACAAGAAGAAGTAATAAATTATGTTAGTTCGTCTTGGTCAAACATATATTATGATGAGATAACTTGTCGTAGAGATGTTGGGCATTTAATAAATGCAGTTTGTCAGGATTTATTATATGGTGGAAACAATAATAGTATTACAGCTGGTAGATTTTATTATGAATATCCATCCGAAGCAACAACAACACAAAAAGAACCAACAAAGACAGCAGTAAAATATGCGGCTGGTTTAGCAGAAAATTTAGTTAAAAATATAACATTTACTAAAATTGATGATAACCCTTATTTGCAAGAAAAATATAATGTTGCTGAAAATTTAAAAATTAACAAACCATTTATACAAAATGAAACAATAGCATTTTTATCTTCGTCTTGGAGTAACTTTTTGTATAATGAAACTAAATGTAAAAGAGATGTTGGATATATCGTAGATGCTGTTATTACTGACTTAAAATATGGTGGTAATGAAAGAGCTAGAGAAGCTGGTAGATTCTATTATCTATATCCATCATTAGCAATCGTTGAAGGAGATGGTGATTCCGAAGGACAATTAGGGCAAACATTAGATGGTATGAGATACGCCGCAGGTGTATCTGTAAATTTAGTAAAAAATAAAACATTTAATGAACCATCCGCATCTACTCAATCTGCGTATAATTTATTGAGACAAAATAAATCAATAATTCAGAATGAAACGATTCAATATGTAAATGTTGCATTTCCACAATTAAAATATAATCAAGATAAGTGTAGACGTGATGTTGGATACATTTTAGATGCAGTATCTACTGATTTATTATATGGTGGTAATGAAAGAAGTGTAATTGCGGGTAGATACTATTATGATTATCCATCTGTTGCAACTTCTATACAAAAAAGAGAAACAATAGCGGGTATCAGATATGCAAAAATTATTGGTGATTTTATAGTTCAAAATATAATATTAGAAACACCAAGAATTGTAAATAATGATGAAAAAAATATTAAAGTTTCATCATTTGAAAATATTACATCTTCTTTTAGTGGTACTACAACTCAACAAAATTCAATAAGTAGTTCTTTTGCTATTATTGAAGGTATTGTAAAAAGAGGTATATCTGCTATACCATCTATTTTAGCACTTAATACAGGCTTAAATTGGAATTCTGGTAATCCTCTAAATGTAACAACTGGTTCTCAGATAACATCATCATATGTTACACCTAATGAAATTAATACAATTGATAGAAACTTTAATATTGTTTCAAATATAATTGATAATGGAATAGGAGCGGAGCCTGTATTTACATCATCTATAAGTGGACTTAAAAAGATTACAAATATTGAACAAATATTTGGTGCAGCTGTATCGGCTGATTTAACATCAAGTATTTCATCATCATTTGGATATGTTGTTAGAATTGTAAGTGGTGGATTATCACAAACATCAAGTTTATTAATACCAAATACTTCTGAAAGTATTAAAGTAACATCAACTCCACAATGGTTAAGTTCAAATGTTGGTACAAATACACAAACAGCAAGTATAAGTTCATCTTTTGGTTTGGTAATAAATGTAATTACAAATGGAACATCCGTATTACCAACTTTAGTACAAAATACCGCAGCAAATATAAAAGTAACAAATGCAAATCAATATATCTCAGCATCACATGCAGCTAGTGGTAGTGATATTACATTTATATCTTCATCTATTTCAAAAGTTACTCAAATTATTGAAACTGGAAATGTAGATTTATTTGCTAAACAATTATACACATCTTCTATAAACACATATAATACTAAAGCTGCATACGAAATATTAAAAAATAACATTTCATTTATACAAGATGAAACTATTGCTTACCTAAGTTCTTCTTGGTCAACGGCATCTTATAATGAAGCTAAATGCAGACGTGATGTGGGGTTGATTATAAGTGGAGCTGCTGAAGATTTAATTTGGAACGCAAATTCAGCATCAATTGTAAATGGACAATTCTATTATGAATATCCATCACAAGCTCAATACGCACAATTAAATCAAACCTTAGATGGTATAAACTATGCTAGTAGATTAGCACAAAAGTTAATTCAAAATATTTCATTTAGTTTACCATCAACAGCAGTATCCGCATCAAATGCATTACTTGTAAATAACAAAGAATTTATTCAAAATGAAACAATAGCATATCTAAGTTCTTCTTGGGGTAGTTTTGAATATAATGAATCTACTTGTAAGAGAGATGTTGGATATGTAATTGATGCGGTAAGAACTGATTTAGTTTATGGTGGTAATGAAAGAAGTAGATTAGCAGGATTATATTATTTCTTATATCCATCCGAAGCAACAGGTTCACAATTACTTCAAACAACAGATGGTTTAAAATACGCTAGCAGATTAGCACAAAAAATAGTAAGCGGTTCAATATTCCAATCGGCTAATTCTGATAAATTAGAAGCTAGTAACTTACTTAGAAAAAATAAAGCATTAATAGCTGCTGAAGTTGTTGAATATGTATCTTCTTCTTGGAGCGGTGTTCAATATGATGAAGTAAAATGTAAAAGAGATGTTGGTTATATTATAGATGCTGTTAGAACCGATTTGGTATATGGTGGTAATGAGAGAACTACAATAGCTGGAGAGTTTTACTATTTGTATCCATCAGCGGCAACAATAGGTGGAGAGCCTTCAACAACACAACAATTAGACCCAACTACAACTGGTATAGAATATGCAAATGCACTTTCTCAACAAATAATTTTGGGTAATGTTTTATCTAAACCATCTGATTCTGTGTTAGCAGCAAGAAAGTTGGTAAAAGATAATAGAACTCTTATTCAACAAAATACATTAGATTATATAAACGATACATATCCATCTTTAAATTATATACAATCAAAATGTTTTAGAGATGTTGGATTTATTATAGATGGTGTACTAACTGATTTAGTATATGGTGGCAACGAAAGAAGCATAACATCAGGAAGATTTTATTACAAATATCCAAGTTTAGCAACTACTGACCAAAATACCGAAACTTTAGATGGTGTAAATTTTGCAAAAGATTTATCCAAACTTATTGCTATTGGTGGTAAATCGGTTGAAGATGGATTTGACATAGTAGCTAAAATTATAGAAAGCGGAAGTTCAGTAGCACCAACATTAGTAACTAATACTGAAAATGGTATAAAGAAAACAAATGAACTTCAATTTAAAATATCAAATTCGGCTAATACATCGGATAAACTTATAGTATCTTCATCATTTGGTAATGTAATTAATATTATAGATAAAGGATTATCTGCAATACCTACATTAGTATCATCTTCGGCAAAAGGTGTTGCTAGAATAGCTGGTTCTCAAATTACATCATCTAATTCTGTTGATGTACAACAAATTGAAAAAGTAAGTTCATCATTTGCTATTGTTTTGGATATTGTAGAAAATGGTACTGGCTCTTTACCAAATATTGTATTAAATACAAATGATAACGTTAAAACTACATTAACATCACAATATATAACTTCATCATTTGCTGGTACTCAGAATGAGGCTAATATAATTTCATCTTCATTTGGATTGGTGATGGGTATTTTAGCAAGCACAAATACGGCATCTTTACTAAGTACATTAAATTTATCAACATCATCTTATACATCGGCTACATCTGCATCAAATTCGTTTTATGCATATAATTTATTAAAACAAAATATAGGATTTATACAAGATGAAACAATATCTTATTTAAGTTCATCTTGGTCAACAGCATCTTATAACGAAGCTAAATGCCGTAGAGATGTTGGTTTAATTATAAGCGGAGCAGCTGAAGACCTATTATTTAATTCATTCTCATCTTCTGTTGTAAATGGTAAATTTTATTTAGAGTACCCATCACAAGCGCAAGGAGCACAATTAAATCAAACACTTGATGGTATTAGATATGCTAGTGGATTGGTACAAAAAATTGTACAAAATACAATATTCCAAACAGCATCATTATCTAATCAAACTGCTTACAATTTATTATTAGATAACAAATATTGGATACAAAATCAAACTATTGCTAAAATAAATTCTGATTTAAGTTTACAATCTTACAATGAAGAAACTTGTAAGAGAGATGTTGGATATATAATTGACGCAATAGCAACTGATATTTTATATGGTGGAAATCAAAGAAGTGTAGAAGCGGGTAAATTCTATTATTTATACCCATCACAAGCAACAGGTTCACAATTAGAACAAACTTTAGAAGGTATTGATTATGCAAGAATCCTAGCAGATAGTGTTGTAAAAAATACTTATGTATATACACAATATACCGCATCAATATTTGTACAACCTACTGATTATTTAAAAGTAAACACTGGTTTTGATATTGTAATTGATATAATATCAAATGGTACAGGCTCTATACCTACAATAGTAAATAATGCAAAAGGTTTAGTTAAACGTTCTAACCAAACACAATTTGTATCAACTGCATCTATTTCTGAAACTTATAAAAATGTAGCTAATTCTTCGTTTGATATTATTTTAGATATAGTAGAAAATGGAACTGGGTCTTTACCAACATTAATTAAAAATACAACAAATGTTGTAAAGATTACAAATTCAAATCAGTATTCATCATCGGCAATACTTTCATCATCTTACTTTGGTAATCCATTAAATTCAGTAAGTGCAAGTTTTGATAAAATAATTAACATATTAGAAAATGGAACTGGTTCTTTACCAACATTGGTTTTAAATACAAATCAAAATATTAAAGTAACTGGTACACCTCAATATATTTCTGGTTCATCTGCAACAACAACTGAAAGTAATCTAATATCAGCATCAATTTCTATTGTAACAAATGTAATTGCAAATGGTACAAATTCAACTTTAAGTACATTATCATTACCAACATCATCTTACGCAACTGCTGTAAGTAATGACAATAGATGGATAGCTTATGGTATATTAAAAAATAACATTTCATTTATACAAGATGAAACTATCGCTTACTTATCATCTTCTTGGTCAACTGCTTCATATGATGAAGCAAAATGTCGTAGAGATGTTGGATTAATAATAAGTGGAGCAGCTGAAGATTTGGTGTTCAATAGTAATTCAGCATCAGTTGTTAATGGTAAATTCTATTATGAATATCCATCACAGGCGCAAGGAGCACAATTAAATCAAACTTTAGATGGTATTTTCTACGCATCTCAATTAGCACAAAAAGTAATTAGAAATGTTGTGTTTAATTTACCAACATCCCAATCTAATGTTGCTTATGATTTATTAAAATATAATAAAGAATTTATACAAAATGAAGTAATTGAGTATATTAGTTCTTCTTGGAGTACAAAGCAATACAACCAAAATACTTGTAAGAGAGATGTTGGATATATTTTAGATTCAGTAGCAACTGATATTAAATGGGGTGGTAATGAAAGAAGTATAAAATCTGGAATTTACTATTATTTGTACCCATCAGCAGCTACGGGTTCGCAATTAAAAGAAACTGTTACTGGTATAAAATATGCAAAAAATTTAGCAGATAGATTATTAAGAAATCAACAATTTATAAAAGTTTCACAAAATAAACTACAAACTAAAGAATTAATTGCTCAAAATAAAAACTTTATTGCAAATGAAGTTATTGCATATGTATCCGCTAGTTGGAATGGATTCTATTATAATGAAGAAACTTGTAAGAGAGATGTTGGATATATTTTAGATGCGGTAGCAACTGATATTGTATATGGTGGCAACGAAAGAAGTATTGAAGCTGGTAAGTATTATTACATAGAACCATCAACAGCAACATCTACTCAATTGGGTCCTACACTTAGTGGTATAACGTATGCAAAAAATATTGTACAAGAAGTTTTAAATAATAAAGTATTTGCATCAAGTTCATTGTCTAAGCAAACTGCATTTGAATTATTAAGAAATAACAAAGAATTAATTCAAACCGAAACTATTGGATTCTTAAATTCAGCATGGAGTTTCTTTGAATATTCAGAATCTAAATGTAGACGTGATATTGGATATATTTTAGATGCAGTAGCAACTGATATACTTTATGGCGGAAATGAAGCATCTGCAAGAGCTGGCGAGTATTATTATTTATATCCATCTTTAGCAACTGTTGAGGGTGATGGTAATGAATCAGGTCAAAAAGACCAAACATTAGATGGTATTAAATTTGCTAAAGGTATTTCTGTAAAAATAGCAAATAACGAATTACTTCAAAAACCAACAATTAGTGAAATTGCTACACATGAATTATTAAATAAAAATAAAAAATTCATACAAAAAGAAACTATTGCATTCCTTAGTTCTTCTTGGGTTGGAATAAATAATTTCCAATTTAATGAAGCTAGTTGTAGTAGAGATGTTGCATACATAATTGATAATGTAGCAACAGATTTAGTATATGGCGGAAATGAGAGAAGTTCTAAAGCAGGACAATACTATTACTTATACCCATCAGCAGCAGTATATACAGGTTCAGTTTCACCAACATCTACAGAACAAAAAGGACCTACTTTAGATGGTGTTGGTTTTGCGGCAGGTATTTCTCAAAAAGTAATTTCTAATCAAATATTAATTAAACCAACGGAGTATGTACAATCTGCGTATTCATTGATGGTATATAATAGAGAATTTATACAAAATGAAACTATTCAATTTATAGATGCATTCTATCCATACTTAGTTTATAATAGAGAAAAATGTAGAAGGGATGTTGGATATATTGTTAATAATGTAGCAACTGATTTATGGTATGGTGGTAATCAAAGAAGTATTATTGCTGGCGATTACTATTATCGTTATCCTTCAAAAGCAACAAAAACAGAACAAGTTAAAGAAACTGTAGCTGGTGTTGATTATGCAAAAGCATTATCTAAAAAGATAGTTCAAAATATTAAATTATCTGCACCTACTGTAAAAAGTAATATTGATGGTAATATTAAAATTGGTACTATTAATCAATATACTTCTTCAATAAATGCTGGAATTTCTGAAATTAATTTTGTTAGTTCATCGGTATCAATTGTTACCAAAGTAATTGAAAATGGTTTAGCCACATTACCTACATTTGTTGGAAATGGTGTAAATGCAATAAAAGTAACACACGAACCAATTGTATCATCATCAGTATCAGCTAGTTCAGTTGAGGTTGGTATAACAACTGCTTCATTTGAATTAATAAAAGATATTATATACAATGGAAGTGCTTCTTTACCTGATGCATTGGCTAATAACTTTAACTATGGGTTTGAATTATCAACTCCAACACTTCTTCATATATCATCTTACAATCAAATATTAGGAAGTGGTAGTTATAATTCTCAAACAAGTTCTTTAAGTTCATCATTTGCAACTGTTATCAACATAATAAATGGTGGAACGGGTTCAATACCTGCAATTGTAACAAATACATCGGCATCTATTAAAACAACTTCGGTTACACAAATACTACCATTGGTAAGTGGTTCTGAATATCAAAAGGGTAGAATTTCTAATTTGTTTGGAAACGTATTAAACATTGTTGAAAATGGTGTAAGTGTAATACCAACGCCAATATTAAATACATCAGCAAGTTTTAAAGTAACAAATACAAATCAAATAAGATTAGTTGATGGTGTTAATAGAGATTTACAATCAAAATTAGTTTCATCATCATTTGGTGTTGTAATAGATGTATTATTGAATAGTGGTACAAGTTCTATATCATATGTAGGACCTCAAGCTACTTCAAATACAAATACAAAAATAACATCATCGTATAACTTGTTAATTAACAATACTGATTTAATAGTTAATGAAACAATAGCATATATGAGTTCTTCTTGGTCTTCATTCTATTATGATGAAGCTAAGTGTAGACGTGATGTTGGTTTAATTGTTAGTGGAGCTGCATTTGATTTATTGTATGGTGGAAATTCCGCATCATTAACAAATGGTAAGTTCTACTATGATTATCCATCACAAGCAACAACAACTCAATTAGACCAAACAATAACTGCGTTGAAATTTGCTAGTGGTGTGGCTCAGAAAGCAATTAAGAGTACATTAATGTACCACATATCCGAATCTGCTTGGTATTCACAAGCTACTTCGGCATCTTATACTTCATTATTAGCAAATAAAGGATTTATACAATCGGAATCAATTGCATATGTAAGTTCTTCTTGGCAAGATTTCTTATACAATGAAGCAAGTTGTTCTCGTGATATTGGTTATATTATAGATGCAGTAGCAACTGACCTTTTATATGGTGGAAATGAGAGAAGTATTGTAGCTGGTAGATATTATTATGATTATCCATCACAAGCTACAGATTCTCAATTAGAACCAACATTGACTGGTGTAAGATACGCAAAAGGATTGGCAATGAGAGTTATATCGGGTTCTTTATTAACAGCACCTGATGCAGCAACTCAATACGCTTACAATTTATTAAAATCAAATAAAGTATTCCTACAAGAAGAAACTATTGGTTTTGTAAACGCTAAGTGGCAAGATTTAGATTACATTGAAAGTAAGTGTAGACGTGATACTGGGTATATTATAGATGCAGTAGCAACCGATTTATTATATGGTGGAAACGAAAAAAGTGCAAAAGCTGGAGAGTTTTATTACTTATATCCTTCTTTAGCAATAACATCAGCTCAAAAATCTGAAACTGTACAAGCGGTTGATTATGCTAGAAGATTTGCACAATCGGTTGTTAATAGTATTTCTATTGCAGAACCACAACCAATATTAAACACATCAAATAACATTAAAGTAACAGCAACAACTCAATATACTTCATCAAATGCTTCATCTGCTTATGAAGTTAATAGAGTAAGTTCTTCATTTGCGGTTGTAACAAATATTGTTGAAAATGGATTGGGAGTAATACCTACATTAGTAGCAAATACATCAGAAAGTATTAAATTTACTAATACATCTCAATATTTAAGTTCATCATTTGGTACTGATTATGAAGCATCATTAATTTCATCATCTATTTCAATTGTAACAAATATAATTGCAAATGGTATTGGTGTAGCAGGTTCTCCTGTAAATTATTCATCACCATCAACTGCATCAAATGTATGGTACGCTTACAATTTGTTAAAAGAAAACATAGGATTTATTCAAAATGAAACTATTGCATACATTAGTTCTTCTTGGAGTACAGCTTCTTATGATGAATCTAAGTGTAAGAGAGATGTTGGTTTAATTATTAGTGGAGCAGCCGAAGATATGTTATTTGGTGTGGATTCTGCATCTATTGTAAATGGTAAGTTCTACTTTGAATCAGCATCACAAGCCACAACATCTCAATTGAACTTTACTTTAGATGGAATATTCTTCGCAAGTAAAATGGCGCAAAAAGTTCTACAAAATGTTCAGTATCAAACTGCATCATTGGAGAGAACAAATGCTTGGACATTATTAAATCAAAACAAACCATTTATACAAAACGAAACTATTGCATATATTAGTTCTTCTTGGGTAACTGGTTCAAATACAACTTCTTCATTTGTTTATGATGAATCTAAGTGTAAGAGAGATGTTGGATATATCTTAGATGCGGTAGCAACGGATATATATTATGGTGGTAACGAAAGAACAATTACAGCAGGTAAATACTATTTCTTATATCCATCATCGGCAACTGGTTCACAATTAGATGAAACATTAGATGGTATCCGTTATGCTGGGCAATTAGCACAAAAAGTAATTGTTAATACACTATTTGTTACAGCCTCAGCACACGCTTCAGCATCACATGCATTAATGAAGCAAAACAAACCATTTATACAAGCTGAAGTTCTTTCTTATATTACTTCTTCTTGGAATGAATTTACATATAGTTTAGATAGATGTAAACGTGATGTTGGATATATTATAGATGCGGTAGCAACTGATATTCTTTATGGTGGTAACGAAAGAAGTGCAAAAGCTGGAACATATTATTATATTTATTCTTCTTTAGCAACAGGTTCTCAAAAAGAACAAACTGTAAACGCAATTAATTTTGCAAAAGATGTAGCTGTTAATATTATTAAAAATACAACATTTACAACGGCATCTCAATCGGTATCGGCTTCGGTAGAATTGTTAAGAAATAATAGACAATTTATACAAGAAGAAACACTTCAGTACTTAACTGCTAGTTGGAGTACATTTAATTATAATCAGGAAAAATGTCGTAGAGATGTTGGATATATAATTGATGGTGTAGTAACTGATTTACTATATGGTGGTACTGAAAGAACATATATGAGTGCTGAGTTTTATTACAAATATCCATCTAAGGCAACTTTATTAGGAGATGGTGATGGTGATGGACAATTAAAACAAACTGTAGAAGGTATCAACTACGCAAGTAGAGTAGCTCAAAAAGTAATACAAAACATATTATTTGTAACAGCATCTCAGCAAGTTTCCGCATCGTTTGATTTGTTAAGAAAAAATAAACCATTTATAGCAGCAGAAACAATAGCTTATGTATCTTCTTCTTGGAGTGGAGTTTATTACAATCAAGCTTCTTGTTCTCGTGATGTTGGTTATCTAATAGATGCAGCAGCAACTGATTTACTATATGGTGGTACTGAAAGAAGTGTAACTGCTGGTTCATACTATTTTGCATTTCCATCTAAAGCAACTAAAGCTGGTGTACCATCTGAAGCAAATCAATTAGACCCAACTATTACAGGTGTAAGATGGGCAGGTAGATTATCTTCAAAAGTTGTTCTAAATCCTAAATTTGAACAACCATCGGCATCATTAGTATCAACAGTTGATTTATTGAAATTTAATAAAACGCTTATACAAAAAGAAACTATTACATTCCTAAGTTCTTCTTGGAGTACACTTCAATACAACGAAACAAGTTGTTCGCGTGATTTAGGATTTATTATAGATGCTATCAGAACTGACTTAGTTTATGGTGGTAACGAAAGAAGTATTGAAGCTGGGTCTTATTATTATAGAATACCTTCAGTTGCTATTTACGAATCATATACCGATAATGGTACAATTGGACAAAAGAAACAAACTGTTGATGGTATTAATTTTGCTAGAGGAATATCTGAAAAATTAGTAACAAATACTCAATTAACATACTTAGCACCATCTACAAAAAGAAGACAAGCCGCAGTTAGATTATTGTCTGGAAAAGAAGAATTAAAACAAAGAGCAATCGGATACACAAATGGAGCATTCCCATATTTAGTCTATAATGAGGCTAGTTGTTCTCGTGATACTGGATTGATTGTTGATGCATGTGCAACCGATTTACTATATGGTGGTAATGAGAGAGCAATTGCAGCAGCATCATCTTACTATAACGGTCAATTCGGAAATGCGGATGAAGTAATATTTAAACAAAGACTAGAAACTCTAGAAACCAATAGATATTTGAGAACTAGAGCAGAGTTTATAACAGCAGGTGCACCATTAGAAGAATTTGGTTCTTTAATTGTAGCAACTGGTATTGACTACTCTTATAATGGAGCAGGTGTGACATTTAAAGCACTTCCTCCAAATCAGGGTGGTAGTGGTGTAGCAAACCCAATTTATGAGATTACGGAATTGGGTGGTGGTAGAATATTCTTTACGTCTGGTAACCAAGATGGTGACTTTAGAATTGGTACTGGATTGAGTATTAACCAAGCTACTGGTACTCTTGTGGGTAGAACATTTAGTAAATCTCTATTCTCATTAGTAACTCCGTTCTCATTGGCACTTCAAATATAAAAAAGAAAATAAAAGAAAATGGGACAAGTATTTATACCATTAAACCGATTTCAGTCAGTAGTAACAAATCTGACTGGTGAACAAGATGAAATTTATGCTACGCCAAATGGTGTATCATCTATTGTACTTTCTGCACAAATCACAAATAATGGACTTCAGACACAACCGGTAACAATTTTAGTAACATCAAATAGAGAATTACCAATTCCTTCATTTGAAGGTTTGTATAGCGGTAGTAGTTTTTTAAGTGCTTCAGTTGGTGGAAACGTAACTTTAGATAATTTTTCTGGAAGTTTGGATTCAGCATCTGCATTATTTGCATTAAATAGAAACTTTATTAGAAAAGAAGTCTCAGCATATGCATCGTTTCAAAACAATCAATCAGAAACACCATTTTCTTTTACAGCATCAAGATTTGAAAATTACGCTTTAGATATAACTGATGCATTATCGTATGATATTAAAAACGAAAAAATAATAAGAACAAATAAAGTTGCAAAATCATTCTTTTCAAAAAATGGTATTAATACTTTAAAAGAAGTATTTACGGATGAATATTCAGCATCTTTAGATTCAATAGATTATTTAAATACATTATCTCAACAAATAATCAAAAATGAATCAGTAACTGGTTCTCAATTTGTAAGTAGATTATATCAATCAGCAGTAACTCAATCATTTACAACATTTATTCCAACTAATTTAGAATTTAGTAGTTCCGCTTATTTAATAGATAAATTAATTAAAGTTATTACTAATACCATTGAAGAACCTAACTTAGTTGCACAAGACCCAATTCAATTAGTATCTAATGTTACAATACCATCCGCAGATTCACTTTCTCCTGTTGTTTCTGGAAAATTGGTATTGGAAGAAGGTTATGGTTTTATAGTCTCCGGCTCAACAGATTTATCAGTAATTCTTTCATTACTAGAATCTGCTAATGAATAACGATATACTTCATCTATTAATATTTATAGGTGATTTTTTAGATATTTATAAAAAAGCTGGAAACACGGAATGGCAATTAGTAATCTTTTAACAGGTAGGGTAAGGGTAGTATCCCCAAAAAATGTAACACCGGACAGGTATCAGTTTATTGATTTGTCTCAGGTTGAACCAAATTTGGGTGTTCCAAACTTTTCAGCCTCACTTTCTGGTTCTCCCGCTATTGTGGTTTCCGATGACCAAGGTAATAGAGGATTTGTTCGCAGTTTAGATTTAGATAGAGTAACTGGACAATTTACAGGTTCATTTACTGGTAGCGCCACATCATTAAGTGGTAGTTTTACAGGTTCATTTACTGGTTCTTTTTCTGGTTCATTTAGTGGTGATGGTAGTGGATTGACAAATTTACCATTATCGAATACAGCAGAAAGATTAGCATCTTCATCATTTACAGCTTCATTTTCACCAACATCACTTAATATTAATACAAATGTAAGTGTTGGGGGTAATTTATATGTATCAAAATCAATATATGCTGACCAATTAGTTGTTAATATAATTTCATCATCAATTATCTATTCATCTGGTTCAAACATTTTTGGTAATGATGATTCTGATATACAACAATTTACAGGTTCAGTAAGAGTGCAATCTGAATTTATTGGTAATAATGTAACTGGTTCTTCATTTAGTGGTTCATTTACTGGTTCTTTCTTTGGTGATGGTAGAAATATATTTAATTTACCTGAAGCAACTAGAATTTCAAGTGGAAGTATAACTGCATCTGTAACTCCTGAATTTGGATTCAAAGTAGAGTCTGTAGATAGTGGTTCTCAATTTACGGGGAGTGTATCAATTACAGGTAGTTTATTTGTTTCACCTTATAGTGGTTCAATTGTATTAGATTCTGGTTCATCATATTATGGTGAAGGTACATATCTAAGAAATATTCCACTATCCGCTCTTAATATTGATTCTTTAATAGCAAGTAAAATTGCTAGTGGTAGTGTAACTGCATCGGTATCTCCTAATTTTGGATTAAAAGTAGAATCTTTAGCAAGTGGTTCTCAGTTCACAGGTTCATTATTTGTTAGTGGAGCTGTAATTGCAATTTATAGTGGTTCATTTAGTGGTAGTGGTGATAAATTATTTAATATTCCACGTTCTGCACTTGCTCCTGATGCTTTACTTTCTCCATTAATAGCTAGTGGTAGTGTAACTGCATCTGTAGCACCTAATTTTGGATTTGTTGTAACATCTGCTCAAAGTGGTTCTGAATTTACTGGTAGTGTTGATATAAGTGGTAGTTTATTTGTAAGTGGCACTTTATCAACAAGCCAAAGTGTTTATGTAAATTCTTATAGTGGAGCATTATATATAGCATCATCTTCAGTATTATACGCTGATGGACAATATTTAAGAAATATACCTCGTTCAGCACTTACTGAAGATGCACTTATTTCTGCTGAAATTAAAAGTGGTAGTGTAACTGCGTCTGTATCTCCTGATTTTGGATTTAGAGTACAAACTCCATTTACAAGTTCTGCATTTGGTTCTCAGTTTACTGGAAGTGTTGATGTTAGTGGAAGTGTTAGGGCATTTGCTTTTATAGGTGATGGTTCTCAAATTACAAACGTACAAGCACAAGCTGCACCTAGAATAGCTAGTGGTTCTGTTACAGCATCTGTTTCACCTGTATTTGGATTTAAAGTAGAAGCATTAGCAAGTGGTTCTGAATTTACAGGTTCAGTTGATGTTAGTGGTAGTATTTTTATTCCAAGTGGATCTGGTTTATTCTCTGGTAGTGGTAGGGGATTATTTGATATACCTCGTTCAGCACTAGCTCCGGACGCGTTATTATCAACATTTATAGCAAGTGGTAGCGTTACGGCATCAGTTTCTCCTGATGAAGGATTTGTTGTTACTTCTGTTAATAGTGGTTCTAAGTTTAGTGGTAGCGTTTTTATTGATTCAGCATCGTTTCTATATGCAGATGGTACATATTTAAGAAATGTTCCCCTATCAGCATTAGCTACTGATGCATTAAAGGTAACTTTAATGGCAACAGGAAGTGATTCGGCTTCTGTAAGTGCTTCAGTTAGTTTAGAGCAAGGGTTTATTGTATTTTCACCGAATAGTGGTTCTCAATTTACGGGTTCATTATTTGTAAGTGGAAACATAGAAATATTTACTGGTTCTTTTTCTGGTAGTGGTAAATTATTAAGAGAAATTCCAATTGATGCAATTCCTGATTTAGACCTTTCAAAAATTGGTAGTGGTTCGGTAACAGCATCCATTAGACCAAACGAAGGATTTAGAGTAAATACATTCTCTACATTTACAGGTAGCATGTTAATATCAGCATCTGCTACATATTTACCTAGCGAATCAATTCAAACTGTATTTAATGTAACTAATAGTGGAGCATCGGCTTATGTTTTTACAGGTGCTGCAAATGGACAAAATCCTACAATAACTTTAGTAAGAGGAATTACATATACATTTAATGTAAATGCTAGCGGTCATCCATTTTGGATTAAAACTGCACAAACAAGTGGTACATCAAATGCTTATAATACAGGTGTAACTAACAATGGTGATGATGTTGGTATTATAACATTTACACCTGATGTATCTGCACCAAATACACTTTATTATATTTGTCAATTCCATGGTATAATGGCTGGTACAATTAATATTGTAGATGCAATATTACAAAGAGGACCTGATGTAACAATAAGTGGTAGTTTATTTGTATCTGATAGAATTGTAGCTAGAGAAGTAACGGCATCAATTAGTGCATCATTTATACAGGGTGATGGTGGTGGATTATTTAATATTCCACGTTCGGCATTTACCGGAGATTCATTTAGAATATCATCGGGATCTGTAACTGCATCTGTTTCGCCTGTATATGGATTTAGAGTTGAATCTGCAGAAAAAGGTTCTGAAATAACTGGTAGCGTATTTGTTAGCGGTTCGGTAACTGCCCAAAGTGTAACGGCTGTTTCAATGAGTGCTTTTGATATAAGCGGTTCATTTGTTGGAGATGGTAGCCGATTGACAAATATTTTTATACCACCATTAGAAACAACACAAATTGCTAGTGGTTCGGTAACGGCATCTGCTAGACCTGATAAAGGATTTATTGTAGAATCTGGTCAATTTGGCACTCAATTAACAGGTTCTCTATTTGTTAGTGGGGCTAGAGGTATAGAATTAACTTCTGGCTCATCATTTAGTGGTAGTGGTGAACGATTATTTAATATTCCAAGAACAGCATTGGCTCCTGATGCATTAGATACAAACAGAATTCTTTCTGGTTCTGTAACTGCTTCAGTATCTCCTAATTTTGGATTTAGAGTTGAATCTACCGAAAGAGGTTCTCAATTTACCGGTTCTCTATTCCTAAGTGGTTCTGTATTTTTAAGAACAGGTTCATTTAGTGGTAGTGGTAGACAATTATTTGATATACCGGTTGCAGCAATTTCGGATTTAGATACTTCAAAAATATTTAGTGGTAGTGTAACTGCTTCAGTATCTCCTAATTTTGGATTTGTTGTAACTTCAGTAGCAAGTGGTTCTACTTTTAGTGGAAGTTTGACAGTAACTGGAACTTCTAGATTTTTTGGTGGAGTTTCTGCATCTGTATTTAGTGGTAGTGGTGCGGGATTATCGGATATACCATTCTCAGCACTTTCTCAAGAATTATTTAGAATAGCAAGTGGAAGTGTTACAGCTTCAGCATTGCCTGATAGAGGATTTGTTGTTGAATCTGCACCAAGTGGTTCAAGAATTACTGGTAGTGTTTATATTACCGGAAGTATGATTATAACCGCAACTAGCGGAGCATTAATTCTTGGTTCTTCATCTGCATATTTTGGTGAGGGTACTTATTTAAGAAATATTCCAAGAAATGCATTAAGTGAAGATGCTCTTATTTCAACTGAAATTAAATCAGGCTCAGTAACCGCATCAGTAGCACCAAACTTTGGGTTTAGAGTACAATCTTTAGCTAGTGGTTCTGAGTTTACAGGTTCGGTAGATATAAGTGGTAGTTTAAAAATTAAAGATGGTGGTGTTGAATTAACAACAGCAAGTGCATTCTTTAGTGGTAGCGGCCAAGGATTATTTAATATACCTCGTTCAGCAATTGTTGAAGATGCTGTGAGATTAGCATCAGGCTCAGTTACTGCATCAATTGCACCAAATACTGGATTTGTTGTAAATACATTCTCTACTATAAGTGGAAGTTTTATAGTTTCATCATCAAATAGAATTATTAACTCTATTGATTTAAATAGAACTTTTGATATTATAAATGATGGTGCTAACGGATATTGGTTTAGTGGAGCAGCTAGTGGTTCAAACCCAACAATAACTTTAGTAAGAAATACTGAATATACATTTAATGTAAATGCTACTGGACATCCGTTTCATATTAAAGATACTCCTGTAACTGGTATAACTCAGCAATATAATAGTTGGGTTACTAATAATGGTGAAGACAATGGTACAATTACTTTCTTAGTATCTGGTAGCGCACCAAATACACTTTATTATATTTGCCAATTCCATTCATCAATGCAGGGAATTATAAATGTAGTAGATGCTGTTTCTGCATCTGCACAAATATCATTCTTAGGTGATGTTGATATGAGTGGAAGCTTATTTGTAAACGCAATAAGTGGAGCCGTTTATATTGATTCATCATCATTCATCTACGCAGAAGGACAATATTTAAGAAGAATCCCTCGTTCAGCATTAACAGAAGATGCATTAATTAGTACAGAAATTAAAAGTGGTAGTGTAACCGCATCTGTTTCTCCTGAATATGGATTTAATGTAATTACACCATTTACTGGTTCTGAAATTGGTTCTAGATTTACAGGTTCATTAGATATAACTGGTAGTGTTTATATAGATTCTGGTTCATTTATATTTGCAGAAGGACAGTATCTTAGAAGAATACCTCGTTCAGCACTTACTGAAGATGCACTTATTTCAACTGAAATTAAATCAGGTTCAGTAACGGCATCTGTAGCACCTGATTATGGTTTTAAAGTAATTACTCCGTTCACATCATCAATAGATACTGAATATTTTAGTACTCAAATTGGTTCTCAATTTACAGGTTCAGTTGATATTAGTGGTAGCTTGTATTTGAATGATATGAGTGGTGGATTATTTATTGGTTCATCATCATTCATCTATGCAGAAGGACAATATCTTAGAAGAATCCCTCGTTCAGCATTAACCGAAGATGCATTAATATCAACTGAAATTAAATCAGGTTCGGTAACAGCATCTGTAAATCCTGATGATGGATTTAAGGTAATTACACCATTTACCGCATCTGCATTTGGTTCTCAATTTACTGGTTCGGTGGATATAAGTGGTAGTTTGAGAGCATTCTTTTTGATTGGAGATGGTTCTCAAATTACAAACGTACAAGCAGCAGCATCACCATTAATTGCTAGTGGTAGTGCAACAGCATCTGTAGCAAGTGGAGATAGATTAGTAGTGACAACAGCTTATACAGGGTCTGGTATTGGTTCTGAATTTACGGGTTCTATATCGGTTAGTGGTAGTATTTTTGCACAATTCTTTGTAGGAGATGGCTCTCAAATTACGAATGTACAAGCTGCTGCAGCACCATTTATCGCTAGTGGTTCGGCAACTGCATCGGTAGCAAGTGGTAGAAAATTTGTAGTAACAACTTCAGAAACGGGCTCATCATTTGGTTCATTGTTTACTGGAAGTGTTGATGTAAGTGGTAGTGTAAGAGCATTCTCATTTATTGGAGATGGTTCTCAATTAACAAATGTACAAGCGGCAGCAGCTCCTTTAATTGCTAGTGGTAGTGCAACAGCTTCTGTTCAAAGTGGAAGATATTTTGAGGTTGTAACATCAGCACCATCTGGTTCGGTTGGTTCTCAATTTACTGGTTCAGTAGAAATATCTGGTTCAATATCATCATCTAAATATATTGGCGATGGTGGTGGATTATTCAATATCCCTGCATCAGCACTTCAAGACCTTCAATTAGATAGAATCCAATCTGGTTCAGCTAGAACAATACAAAGACCGGATACATTAGATATTAATACTGAAATTACAGCTGCACTTTATCGTGGTGATGGTGGTGGTTTATTTAATATCCCTGCAAATGCTTTGCAAGACCTAAAATTAGATAGAATACAATCTGGGTCAGCACAGGCGGTAATATCTCCAAATTTAGGACTTGATATAAACACATCTACTAGAATACATTCTGGTTCATTAACTGTTAGTGGTAGTGTTTTTGTTAGTGGAGGAAATGTAATATTACAAAGTGGTTCATCATATGTTGGTGATGGTAGTGGATTGTATAATATTAATATTGCAAACTTATCATTTGAAACATTTATTTTAAAGAGTGGAAGCGTAACTGCATCTATTTCGCCTGATAAAGGATTTGTAGTAAACACATCTTCATTTATTTGGGGTGATTTATACAATACAGCAAATACAGCTTATTTAAATAAAGTAACTGCATCACAATATGTTTTTGCACCATTATTCACTGGTTCATTCTTAGGTACATATAATTTCCAAGGAGTTGGACCAACTGCATCAGCTGAATATCAAATATTAAGATTCAACGAAACTCAGGGTTATTTCATTCCACAACCTGAAACTTCATTAACTGAAACTGTATCATTTAGTAATGTAAGTAATTTAACTATTGTTCACAACTTAGGAATTTTATATCCTATGGTTCAGGTTTACGCAACTGGTTCTGAAGACCAAATTATACCTGGAACAATTAAATCAATTGATGAAGATACAATACAAATTATATTCGCTGGATTAACATCTGGACATGTTGTAATTGGTAGTGGTGGTAGTGTAATAAGTGGTACTATTCAAGGTGATAGAGTATTTGGAACTGTACTTTCAGCATCACATGCAATAAGAGCAGATTTAGCAGACGCTGTTACTGGATTTGATTCGGCATCGTTAGTAGCATTATCTGCATCATTATCAAATGCCAATGCTTATGTAAGAAATGACCAAACATCATCAATGAGTGTGTTTGGTGCAGTTAGTTCTTCTTACGCATTAACCGCATCATATGTTGAAAATTTAAGCGGATTAACATTGGTTGATTATGTAAGAAACGATAGAACTTCTTCAATGACAGTTTTATCAGCATCTTTTGCATCAACTGCATCTTACGCATTATTTGCACAAAACGCATCAAATGTAGATACATCAAACTTTGTTCAAAATTCACAAACCGCATCAATGTTGGTGGGTACTGCTTCATTAGCATTTACCGCATCATACGCTTTATACGCTCTAAATGCGGAAGGTGTAAATACAGCATCATTCTTACAAGTAAATAAAGATTCTTCAATAAACGCTAATTTAACAATTAGTGGAAGTTTAGGAGTAAGCGGTAGTTTATTATTAGGAAACTTAGCATCTGGTTCATCAGAGGATGTTGTTGTATGGAACTCATTAACTAAAAAATTAGAAAGAAGAAACATAGTAGCAGCAGTTGGTTCTTCGGGTACTGCTGGTAGTGGAGGTTCATCTGGTACATCTGGTAGTTCAGGAAGTTCTGGTTCGTCTGGTTCTTCTGGAAGTTCTGGTTCAAGCGGCTCTAGCGGTTCTTCTGGAAGCGCAGGTACATCTGGTACGGATGGTTCTTCTGGCTCAAGCGGTTCATCGGGTAGTTCTGGTTCAAGCGGCTCAAGCGGAAGTAGTGGTAGTAGTGGTTCATCAGGAACTTCAGGTTCGTCTGGTTCAAGTGGTACGTCTGGAACATCTGGCACAAGTGGTACATCTGGCTCAAGCGGAAGTAGTGGTAGTAGTGGTTCATCGGGAACTTCTGGTAGTGGTGGTACAAGTGGTACATCAGGAACTTCTGGTACATCTGGCTCAAGCGGTACATCTGGCACAACGGGTTCAAGTGGTACATCTGGCACATCGGGTACATCAGGTACAAGCGGCTCATCAGGAACTTCTGGAACATCTGGAACAGCTGGTTCTGGGGGTACATCGGGAACTTCTGGCACATCAGGTACATCTGGTACGAGTGGTACATCTGGTACAAGCGGCACAAGCGGTTCATCGGGAACATCTGGTTCGAGTGGCTCGAGTGGAAGTGGTGGAACTTCTGGTTCTGGTGGTACATCAGGTTCAAGCGGTAGTGGTGGTACTTCTGGCACAAGCGGTAGTGGAGGTTCAAGCGGTTCATCTGGTTCTGGTGGTTCAAGCGGTTCATCGGGAACATCTGGAAGTGGTGGCACAAGCGGTACATCAGGTACCTCTGGTTCAAGCGGTAGTGGTGGAACATCAGGCTCTGCTGGTAGTGGAGGTTCTGCCGGTTCTTCTGGAACTGGTGGTACTTCGGGAAGTTCTGGTTCAAGCGGAACATCGGGTACAAGCGGCACATCTGGTAGTGGAGGTACTTCGGGTACTTCGGGTTCAGATGGTTTAGCAGGTACATCAGGTTCAAGTGGTACATCTGGAACTTCTGGCACATCGGGTACATCGGGAAGTAGTGGTACATCTGGCTCAAGCGGTACAACAGGTTCAAGTGGTACGTCTGGCACATCGGGTACAAGTGGCACATCTGGTTCAGATGGTACTTCGGGTTCTTCGGGAAGTTCTGGTTCAAGCGGTACAACAGGTTCAAGCGGTACAAGCGGTACATCCGGCACTTCTGGTTCATCTGGTTCGTCTGGAACAAGCGGAAGTAGTGGAAGCTCGGGTACATCAGGTACAACTGGTTCAAGCGGCACAAGCGGTTCGTCTGGTTCAAGTGGTACATCGGGAACCGATGGTACATCTGGTTCATCTGGCACATCCGGCTCAAGCGGTACATCGGGTTCAACTGGTTCATCGGGTACTTCTGGAAGTAGTGGTACATCCGGTACTTCTGGTTCAGATGGAACTTCTGGAAGTTCTGGCTCAAGCGGCACAGCTGGTACAACTGGTTCTGCTGGTACAACTGGTTCATCCGGTACAACTGGTTCTGCTGGTACAAGTGGTATAGATGGAACTTCGGGAACATCTGGGTCAGATGGAACTTCTGGTTCATCTGGTACAGCAGGCAGTTCGGGAACTGATGGTTCTGCTGGTACATCTGGAACTACGGGGTCAAGCGGTACATCTGGAATAGATGGAACTTCTGGAACATCGGGTTCAGATGGCACTTCGGGAACCGCTGGTTCAAGTGGCACAAGCGGAACGGATGGTTCAGCTGGTACAACAGGTTCTTCTGGCACAAGCGGTATAGATGGTACATCGGGAACTTCAGGCTCAGATGGTACTTCTGGTTCAAGTGGGTCTTCTGGTACAAGTGGTACTCAAGGTACATCTGGTAGTGATGGCACAAGCGGTACATCGGGAACTTCTGGTTTAGATGGAACATACTTTGGTAGTAGTGGAACAGCTGGTACAAGCGGTACAACTGGCACAGCCGGCTCATCTGGCTCATCTGGTACTTCTGGCACATCAGGAACTTCTGGTTTAGATGGAACATACTTTGGTAGTAGTGGTACATCGGGTACATCTGGTAGCGGAGGTTCTTCTGGCACATCGGGTACAAGTGGTACTTCGGGAAGTACAGGTTCAAGTGGTACAACAGGAACATCAGGAACTTCTGGTTTAGATGGAACATATTTTGGTAGTAGTGGCACAAGCGGCACATCAGGTACAAGCGGCACAAGCGGTACATCAGGAACTTCTGGCTCTACTGGTACATCTGGTACAAGTGGATTAGATGGAACATATTTTGGTAGTAGTGGTACAAGCGGTACAAATGGCACATCAGGTACTTCTGGTTCAAATGGTACTTCTGGCTCCTCTGGAAGTAGTGGTACATCAGGAACTTCTGGTTTAGATGGAACTTTCTTTGGTTCAAGCGGAAGTAGTGGTTCTTCAGGAACTTCTGGAGCTGGTTCGTCTGGTTCTAGTGGTTCTAGTGGTTCAAGTGGTACAAGTGGCTTGGATGGAACATTCTTTGGTTCATCTGGAAGTAGTGGTTCTTCAGGAACTTCTGGAGCTGGAACTTCTGGTTCAAGTGGTACTGATGGTAGCGCAGGTTCAAGTGGTACTTCTGGTTTAGATGGAACTTTCTTTGGTAGTAATGGTACAAGTGGTATAAGTGGTACAAGCGGCACGTCTGGTTCTTCTGGTACAAGCGGCTTAGCAGGTTCTAATGGTACAAGCGGTACAAGCGGTACATCTGGTTTTGATGGTACATTCTTTGGTTCTTCTGGCACAAGCGGTTCTTCCGGTACAAGCGGTACATCTGGTTCTACTGGAACAGCGGGTTCGTCTGGTTCTTCTGGTGTTAGTGGTACTTCTGGTTTTGATGGTACATTCTTTGGTTCTTCGGGTACTTCTGGTACAAGCGGTACAAGCGGTTCTTCTGGTTCAAATGGCACAAGCGGAACAAGTGGAACATCTGGTATAAGCGGTACTTCTGGTTTTGATGGTACATATTTTGGTTCTTCAGGAACTTCTGGTACTTCAGGAACTTCTGGTTCAAATGGTACATCAGGTTCAAATGGTACATCGGGTTCAACTGGCACAAATGGTACATCAGGTACTTCTGGTTTTGATGGTACATTCTTTGGAAGTAGTGGAACTTCTGGTAGTTCTGGGGCGCAAGGTTCTACGGGAGCAGCTGGTTCATCAGGAACTTCTGGTACAACCCCTCCGGGTTTCACATCTGGTACAAGCGGTACAGGAGGCACATCAGGTCAAACTGGTTCGTCTGGTACTTCAGGTACAACACCTCCAGGTTTTACATCTGGTACAGCAGGTACTTCAGGCCAAACTGGTTCGTCTGGTACTTCAGGTACAACACCTCCTGGCTTTACGTCTGGTACAGCAGGTACTTCGGGTCAAACAGGAACTTCTGGCACTTCGGGAACAACTCCACCAAACTTTACATCCGGTACGTCTGGTACAAACGGATTTAGTTTAAATGGTACAACTGATAATGGATTATTAACATACCAAGCAGTTCCAACAGCAGCTATTGTTGAAAGTAATTTAACTTTTGATGGAAGTTCTCTTTCATTAACGGGAGACCAAACTGTAAGTGGATTTATAGCATCAACAACGTTTAGAGAAACTTTCTATGATTATGGTACGGGTGGTAGTGTCTCTATTGATTTTACATTAGGTAATAATTTTAGAAGACAATTTAATGGAGCAGGTACGGTATCATTTACAAATGTACCACCTTCAAACGCATTTGGATTTACACTAACATTGGTAAACGCTGGTGCTTTTGCAATCACATGGCCTGGAAACTTAGATTGGGCAGGTGGTACTGCACCTATTCTTACATCAGCTGGTACTGATGTATTAACAATATTTACGTTTAATGGTGGCACAACATACTATGGATTTGTAGTTGGTAAAAATATGAGTTAATAATTATAGTTATGAGTATAGCAAGAAAATTAATACCTTCGGAGTCTGGACAAGCTTTCCCATTTGTATTTAGAATACAAACAACTTTAGCAAACACAACATTTACAGTTCCTTTAGTTGATTATGGTGGATTGACTCCAAATTTAACAATTAGTTGGGGAGATAGCTCTGGCTCACCTTTAATAACATCATCAACATCTACAGATAGAATTCACACATATGTGTCTCCTGGCACTTATACAATTACAATAAGCGGATTTATGCCAGGATTTCGTGTGGATAACAATGCTAGTATTAGAAATCTTATTACTGAGTTAGTTCAATGGGGAATTGTTGGATTAAGAACTATTAACTTTTATGGTTGTGTAAATTTAACAGCAATACCTGGTAGTGGTACATTGAGTGCTGTTGGTGGATATACTGGATTAGCGGAAGTTGTATCATTTGCATCTTTTATGAGAGGTACTAGAATAACTTCTATACCTTCTGATATATTTGATTACTCACCAAATGCAACAACTTTTACGGATACATTTTCATCAATAACAACGATAACAACTGTACCAAATGGATTATTTAATAATGTACCTTTAGCAACTACATTTGCATCTTGCTTTTTTGCTTGTACAAATTTAACAACAGTACCATCAACACTATTTGATTTGAATGTAAATGTTGTAAACTTTTCGGCAACATTTAGAAATTGTCAGGCACTTACAAATGTTTTACAATTTACAAATAATACAATTGTAACTATTTTTAATAACGTTTATAATATGAGTTCAACTTCAAATGCATTAACCGGTACAGCTCCTGAATTATGGAATAGAAGTCCAATACCAGCTGGCTCAGCAGCATTTAGAAATTGCGTTAATTTAAGTAATTTTGCATCAATACCTGTAACTTTCAAATAATATGTATTTAAGAATTATAAATAATGAAATCAATTATCCATACTCTTTACAAAAATTAAGAGATGATAATCCACAAACTAGCTTTCCATCTGAAATGACAGAAAGTTTGATGAATGAATTTGATATTTTTGAAGTAAGACAAACTCCAAAACCAAATGATTACACAAAAAATATTTCTGAAGCAACTCCAATATTAGTAGATGGAGATTATTATCAAAATTGGCAACAAATTGATGCTTCAACTTCTGAAATAAATGCAAGAATAGAAGCTAAATGGATTGAAATTAGACAAATTAGAAATGAATTATTGTTAGAATGTGATTGGACACAATTGGGAGATATTCCAAATGAAACAAAATCAATTTGGCAAACATATAGGCAAGAATTAAGAGATGTTACATCACAATCAAACCCTTTTAGTATAACTTGGCCTGCTAAACCTTAATTAGTGTTGGTTTATATTTATACTTAAAGATAAAGTAAAAAACTAAATGGTAATCCATAGTCCCATATTTTCAGGTTCAATTATTCAAGATAGAGTGAACGCATATGCGGATTTAAGTGGGTCTTTTACGGGCTCTCTTACGGGTTCATTTAAAGGAACAATTGAAGTACAACAAGCTACCTTTGCTGATTTGACAGTGACAAGCAGATTAAGAGTAACGGGTTCTCAAATTGTAACTGGTTCTATTTATTTGACTCAAGGTGGATATTTAGTGGATGGTGTAAATGTTTTAGATTCAGCAATTGCATTTGCAATAGCATTAGGATAAAAATTAAGATATGGCAAACTCATTTAAAAATAGTATAACAGGTTCGGTTGGAACAGCAGGTGTTAAAATATATGAGACACCAACAAATACATCAACAACTGTAATTGGAGTTGGTGTAGCAAATGTAAATTCAAATAACATTTCGGTTAGTGTGATGGTTAGAGATAACTCAGCAAATAAAACTGTATATGTTGTGAAAGATTCTTTAATTTTACCTGGTAGTTCTAATGTTTTGGTTGGTGGTGAGCAAAAGTTAGTTTTGGAAGCTGGAGATTTTCTTTCAGTAACATCATCATTAGCTAATTCAGCAGATGTAATTGTTTCGGTATTGGAGATAACTTAAAAGTTGTAATGAATGGAGTATTTAGGTGGTAACCCTAATGGTTTAAATCAACTAAGCGCAAGTTTAGTTTCTTTATTTGTAAGCGGAAGTAGAATAGTAGACTTCTCATCGGCATCGGTAAACCTTGTCGGTAGAATAACTGCCTCTGGTTTACAATCATATGAAATAAGGTCATTTGGTAATCTACCTATTGAAGTAAAATCTAATACGCAAATTTCAGGCAGTTTATCAATTTCATCTTCAATAACCGCATCTATATTTCGTGGAGATGGTAGTGGATTATTTAATATTCAGGCATCATCAATTGGTGATATAGATAGATTAAAATCGGGTTCAGCTGAAGCTATTATTTCTCCAAACAGAGGATTGGAAATAAATGTACCAACTACAATTAGTAGTAGTTTAGGTGTTACTGGGTCTGTTAGGATTTCACAAAATTTAACAGTCGCAGGTAGAATACAATCTACCGAATTATTCGCAACTTATATTTCATCATCAGTAATTTATTCATCTGGTTCAAACAAATTTGGTGATGCATTAAGTGATAAACAAGAAATAACTGGTTCTCTTTCTGTAAGTGGTTCTATATCAGTTACTGGAGATTCAATTCCAACGGATAATACAACAAATGAGGTGTTGGTATTGAATATGACTACCGGTAGAGTAAGTAGAAGATTTGCAGCAGCAACTTCTGGTACATCGGGTACATCTGGTACAAGCGGCTCATCGGGAACTTCTGGAACATCTGGCACAAGCGGCACCTCTGGTACATCTGGTAGTGGTGGTACTTCTGGCACAAGCGGAAGTGGGGGTACATCGGGTACTTCTGGTAGTGGGGGTTCATCTGGCACAAGCGGTACATCGGGAAGTGGTGGTTCTTCTGGCACAAGCGGTACTTCTGGCACAAGCGGCACCTCTGGTACTTCTGGTAGTGGCGGTACTTCTGGTAGTGGTGGTTCAAGTGGTACAACAGGAAGTTCTGGTTCATCTGGCACATCTGGTATAAGTGGTACATCAGGTACTTCTGGTAGTGGTGGTAGTTCTGGTACATCAGGCTCTGGTGGCTCATCAGGAACTTCTGGTATAAGTGGTTCATCGGGAACTTCTGGTATAAGTGGCACAAGCGGTAGTGGTGGTACATCTGGAACTGGCGGCACATCAGGCTCTGGTGGTTCATCGGGAACAAGTGGACAAAGTGGTTCATCAGGAACATCTGGAGTTAGTGGTACAAGCGGTTCAACTGGTTCAGCTGGTACAACTGGTTCATCTGGTGTATCAGGCTCATCTGGCACAAGCGGCACATCAGGAACTTCTGGTACAAGCGGTACATCAGGAACGTCTGGTAGTGGAGGTATAAGTGGAGCAGGGGGTTCTTCGGGAACAACTGGTTCGGCTGGTACATCTGGTACAAGCGGGTCATCTGGAACAAGTGGCACTTCAGGAACTTCTGGTACATCAGGTACAAGTGGTATTGGTGGAGCTAGTGGTTCAAGCGGTTCATCAGGAACTTCTGGCACATCTGGTACAAGCGGTACATCGGGAACAAACGGAACAAGCGGCAGTTCTGGAACTAGCGGTAGCGCTGGTAGTACAGGAAGTGGTGGTTCATCCGGTAGTTCTGGTACAAGCGGCACATCAGGAACTTCTGGCACATCAGGTACAAGTGGTACTTCTGGTGCACAAGGTAGTTCGGGAAGTGCAGGTAGCGCCGGTACATCTGGAACATCTGGAACATCTGGTACAAGCGGACAAGCTGGTGGTTCAAAATATAATTTTAATACATCAAATACTGATGCAGATCCTGGTAATGGTAGTATTGCATATAATAATACATCACCAGCTGCAATTTCTCAAATATTCATAGATAATATTGACCAAAGTGGAAATACTCAAACTGCGTGGTATGATACATGGGATGATAGTACAACATTAGCAACAAGAGGTTATCTTACAATTTCGAGCAGAGATAGTGGAACAATTAATAATATATTCGTAATAACAGGTGCGGTAACAGCCGCAAGTGGTTATTATAAAATTCCTGTTTCTTGGGTAAGTGGAACTTTACCTGCTGTAAATGGAGCCCAATTAGTTGTATCATTTAGTAGAACAGGTAATAGTGGAAGTACAGGTTCAGCTGGTTCTTCGGGAACATCTGGTACAAGCGGCACATCGGGTACAAGTGGTACGTCTGGTAGTGGTGGTACATCAGCAACAGCAGGTAGTGGGGGTTCGTCAGGAACTTCTGGTACATCTGGTACATCTGGTACATCCGGTACAAGCGGAAGTGGTGGTTCATCTGGCACATCTGGTAGTGGTGGTACATCAGCAACAGCAGGTAGTGGGGGTTCATCAGGAACTTCTGGTACATCCGGAACAAGTGGCACATCTGGTAGTGGTGGTACAAGCGGTACAGCAGGAAGTGGAGGTTCATCTGGTAGTGGGGGTTCATCAGGAACTTCTGGTACTTCTGGCACAAGTGGAAGTGGTGGTACATCTGGTAGCGGTGGCTCAAGCGGTACATCGGGAACAAGTGGTACATCTGGAACTAGAGGTACTGCCGGTTCTGGTGGTAGTTCTGGTACTTCTGGCACAAGCGGTACAAGTGGTACATCAGGAACTTCTGGTAGTGGGGGTACATCGGGATCTGGAGGCACATCCGGTACAAGCGGTACATCGGGTACATCTGGAAGTGGTGGTACTTCTGGTTTATTATCATTAACTGGTACAACTGATAATGGTGTAATCACTCTAAACGGAACTGCACCAAATGCAACCGTTGAAGCAAATTTAAGATTTGATGGTACAACTCTTGCGGTAACTGGTAACGCTACAATTAGTGGTGACCTTACTGTAAGTGGTACAACAACATATATTAATACAACAACTCTTAACGTAGGTGATAACATCATCACATTAAATGCAGATTTTGCATCTGGAGCACCAACCGAAAATGCCGGTATTGAAGTAAGAAGGGGTTCATCATCAACTGTTTCGTTCTATTGGAATGAATCAACTGATAGATGGTATGCTGATAATACATTAGAAGTAGCTGGCAACGTTGTTCTTAGTGGTACAATTGATACGGGACAAGGTGCAACTGAAGTTTACTTAATGAACCAAAATGTTCGTACTACTGATAATGTAACCTTTAATCAGGTAACAGCAAACCTTATTGGTAACGCAACAACTGCAACAACAGCAACTTATATTAACGTTCAGGATACAAGAGCATCTGCAACTACACCGCAAACAATGAACGCTAACCAAGGTGTAAGATTTGATTTTAAGCAAAACTCTACAAATGGTTTAAGTGATGGTGGTACTTACAATGGTGTAATGTATTTTAGAAAATATGGTAGTACATCTGACTGGAGTGGTGGTGGTGCAAACGAATTAGGATTTACCGATAATGGTAATATGTGGTTGAGATATGGTACTGGTACTTCTTGGGGTGCGTGGAAACGTATAATGGATACAACTTCGTATGCATTTGCGGCTAATATGAACCAAAACGTTAGAACAACTGATAACGTAACATTTAACCAAGTAACAACAACCGGCGGTGGTAATGCTGGAGCATACTATCTTTCAGATACTAATGCCGGTTTATATAGAGATAATACATATGATGTAGTACTTTTACAAAACAACTCATCTGGAAATCCACTTTATTTGGCAGGAGCTGGTGAGGTAAGAGTAAGTATTGATGCAAATAATAATGAAACTGGACAAAAATTCATAGTTGGTAGTAATGCAATAAAATCATCAAATGAACTATTCTCAGTAAACGAAAGTGGTGATGGATATTTTGCCGGAACTAGTGTTAATATAGCAGGTGGAGGAGATACAACTTTAAGTATATTCAGTAGACAAGCAATTGGTAGATATAGTGGCTGGGATGGTAATACTCTTTATTTAAATGGATATGGTGGATTTACAAATGGTGTATCAGTTGGTTCACCTGGTGCAACATCAGTTCCATTCTACGTTTATGGTGGTATAGCTGTATTCAATGGTGTATCTGCTATTTCTTCTGGTAGAGTTAGTATTAGAGCAGGTGGTTCTGGTGGTGTTGGTTGGGGAACTGGTTTAAATATTGGTGATTCTTCTAACTATACTGGATTTATACAAGACGCTGGTATTTCTCGTTTAAGAAACTTTGGTGCTGGTGGATTTGATTGGTTTAATAATGGGGCATCTCAAATAATGGTACTAAGCAATGGTGGTGATTTAACCATAGCTAGTAATATGTATGCTTATAGATGGTTTGATAGAGATAATACTGCATATAATATTAATGGTGATAGTATATCTACATTATATCAACTAAGATTAGGTGGAACTATACCATATAACGATTCTAATGGTTCAAGATTCTTTGGAATGTTTGTACCAGATGGAAAATATCAAACTCGTAACTGGCATGCTGGTGATGGTGCATTTGTGTGGGATGGAATGCAGTATGTTACGGGAATAACCGATTCACCTATTGGTTCATACTCACATAGAGGAACTGGTGGATGGCAAGGTTGGAGACAAAATGGTTGGGTGCCTATTGATAGAACAAAAACTTATAAGGTATCTGCATGGGTTAGAACTGTAAGTGGTAATCCATTCTGTTATCTTTCATTTACGCAAGCTGGATACGATTATTCTCAACCTGATAATGGTGGTTGGGGGCAACCTTATTATTGGTATGGTGTTGCACCTTCTTCTTGGACTGAATATACAATGACAATTGGACCAGCTGGTTCTGGTGCAGATTATAGTTGGTATGGATATGCAAGATTCATGCAGTTAGGTTTCTTACACAATTATTTGTATAGTGGATATAGTGGTACTGCAGAATTTATTGGATTTAAGATTGAAGAAGTTGATAACACTTTAGCAGCCAACACAACTGTTTTAGGTGATATAACAGCTAATAGATTTATTGATAGAAATGATGGTAGTTTCTTAGCTGACCCTACTGGTACTTCTAGATTTGTAAACTTAACTCTTACAGGTCAATTAAATATTCCTAATAACGCATTAATAAATGTTAATAATGAACCGGATGTTTGGGGTGCTAGATTTAGAACAACAACATCTACATCGAATTTAGGTTCTGCATTAAAAAATATTATTTGGACCGGTGGTGGTTCTTCCGAAGGATTTGCTGTAAGTGGAGTTGGTGTTGGTGGTTATGCACTTGAAGTTAGAAACGATGGTATCGCTTGGGCTAGAAGTAGTTTTAGAGCACCTGAACTTTATACTGACCGTTTCTATGATGATGATGGTACTTTTGGATTTAGATTTGGAAGTGGTACTGGTGTTACAAGACATATCAATATGTCAAGTGGTACAGGAGACCCTTCAAATCCTGGCGGACAATTTGGTGGTATAAGTTGGGGACAAAGAGGTGATAATAATCCATATTATTTAATGTATGTAAAATCTCCGTATAATAATGGATATTCTACATATACAAGACTTTCATTAGGATGGCACACTGGTCTTGAATTAGGTGGTAACGCATCTTATGGTGGTACAACAATATTCAATGATTCTCCTGGTGTGACAAGCACTATATTAATGAGTATTGGTAGAGGTGACCAACACGTAAGAATTTCAAATAACCTTTATCTTCCATACATTCAAGATAGTACTGATGGTTCTTATTACTTAGATTTTAACTCTACATCTCGTCTTAATGAATTAATTTTAAATTCTTATCACATTCAAAATAATGATGGAGGTACATTCTTAGTATCAAATACATCAGAAGCAAACAACTGGATATTCCAAGAAAATGCAAGAGGATGGGGTATATTCTATTTTAATAAAGGTTCTCAATCTGGACAAACATATGGTACATATTCAACTGTAGGTGCTGAAACATTCTTTGTAGGGCAATCAAATGGACCTTCAATGCCAGGTTGGGTTGGTTATAATGGTAGTAGTAGAATTGCAGCAATGATTTCTCATTATACTGGATATATTTGGTCAAATAGTACCATATATGCTGCTGGTGAAATGAGAGCACCAATATTCTATGATGCAAATGATGCTAACTATTATGTAGACCCAAATAGTAGTTCAAGACTTTGGTATTTAGGAGTTGGATATGAAGCACCAGAAAAAAGATTCCACGTTATAGGTGACCACGGAAGTTCATCAATGAGATTAACTATACCAGCAGCTTACAATGGTACAGGGCAAAGAATAAGTATGCAGTGGTGGGTATCTGAACCTGGTAACACTTGGAATGGTGGTGGATTTGGATATAATGTTGATAATAACTTAAATAGTGGTGGTGGTGCATATTACTTTGGTAGACCAAATACTAACTATGGACAAGGATATATAAGATTTAGTGAAGGTGGTGACATGTATTTTTATAATACGAATACATCTGGTAATCGTGTTACAAATATGGAAATGTATCCATCTAACTATGTTTATGTAAACAACTACCTTCAAGCTGGCAACTCTCTTAGAGCACCAATATTCTATGATTCAAACGATACGGGATATTACTTAGACCCAGCAACAGCAACCAACGTTGATTTAAGAATGAGAGGTGGTACTCTACATGGACCTAACTGGACATGGGGTGCATATATGTACGTTGGTACAAATGGTAGACCTGGTGGTGAGGCATCGGTAGTAACTACAAATGGTAACTTACACTTAGATTGTCAAAACGGATACGAAACTTATATTAACCACTATTCTGGTAATAGAACTTATTTGTATGAGATTCGTACAAACTTTATTTATGATAGAGATGATACTACATTCTACTTAGACCCATCTGGTGATACTAGAATTAGAAACCTTTATATTTGGTATGGTAATAGTATAATCCACTATGGATATAATAATAGTGGTGCATACGCTATGAACAATAACTCAACCTATTGGGGATTGATGTTAAACGTATCAGCAAATGACTGGAGATTGGGTTGGGGTGGTACTGGTTCAATTGTTGGTTGGAACTTACGTTGGGATAATGGTAGTACTGTTTGGGCAAATGGTTCATTCAGAGCACCAATATTCTATGATTCTGATGATACATATTGGTATATTGACCCAAGTACTTCAGGTACATCAGCAAACTTTAGAGGAGCTGTTCGTATAACTGATTACTTCTCACCAAATGGTTATCCAAACTGGAGTGACGTTGCATGGATAGGTAGATATGACCAAACACAAGGTTCATATCCAATGTATTCTCCTGGCGCAATGTGGGGTATTCACTTCCAACGTTCATCTGATGGTGCATCAATTGGTATGGTAACTAGAGGTGGTAGTTATAACGATTACAATCTTGTTGTTAACTGGGGTGATGATAGTGGTGATATTTTAGAATATAGATTTAATAATAGTAGGGTTGCATTGATGGATATTGGTGGACAAGCCCAATTCCCAATCATATATGATTACAATAATACTGGATATTATTTAGACCCTAATGGTACAACATATATTGAAAACCTATATTCTCGTTGGTGGGAGCCTATTGGTGTTGGTGGTAACTCTGGAAATGGTACACATGCATATCGTATATTCCAAGAAGGTGGTGGATGGGGGTATCCTTATCCTGACCTAAGAATTGCATTCCATACGGGTATTAAATTAGGTGCAAACGGACCTTCATATGAAGGGGTAAGATTATACTCCGATTATGATATGAGTGGTATCTTAATTCAATTGAGTGGACCTTCAAACTATTCATTCTGGCACACATGGCAGAGATTGGAAGGATACCATGGTATCTATTCTGGAATTAACTCAGCACACATTTATCCAAACAACTCTACATATGGACAATGGAGAATTGATGGTAGTAGAAATGGATATGGTGGTATATTAATTGATGTAGGTAACACACCTGTATTGATGTTTGATGGTGGTGGTAATGGTGGTATCTATTATCAAGCTGGTCGATGGATGTTCTATCATTATTGGCCATACAATTGTGTAGGTGTTGGAACTTCTGCAACATCACCTTCATATGGTATGTATGTTAATAGGGGTATTTACGCTACTGAAAACATTGTGGCTTATTCCGATAGACGTGCAAAAGAAAACATAGTAACTATTGATTCTGCTTTAAATAAATTACTTCAAATTAGAGGTGTTTACTATAATAGAATTAAAGATGAAACTAAGAAAAGGCAAATAGGGGTAATTGCACAAGAAGTTAATGAAGTTATTCCTGAAGTTGTGACTTATTGTGATGTTAATGATGAGTATGGTGTAGCTTATGGAAATTTTGCTGGTTTATTTATAGAATCAATTAAAGACCAACAAAATATTATTAATAAGCAAGCTGAAGAAATAAGTACATTAAAAGAAGAATTACAAAAACTTAAAGAATTAATACTTAATAATAAAGGATAAATTATGGCACTTATTAGAGATTACGAACTACCTGGAACTGGTTTAAATATTGAAAACGCTTATCACGTTGTGACAAATGTTGCAATAGAAAAAAGAACAGCGGATGTACCAGCACCAGTAGACCCAACAAGACCTGATAATAGAACCTTTGGTGCTAACGCTGAAGGTAATGAAGTTTATTGGAAAGCTGGATATGTGGCAACAATTTCTTTAACAGTTTGGAAAGATAAAACTGCTAGAAACAATGATGCTAAACCTATTGGTTTTATTGGTGTGAATGCAGGAGATAATAAGTATGGTGTATCAATTGGTACAGCCGGTATGGACCATTATTGCCGTTTCTTTTTAGAAGTACCTTCTGAATTAAATCACATTGAGCAGGCTTATAGACATCTTCTTACAACAGAATATTATAGTGGTTCGTTGGAAGATTAAAATATTAAAAACAAATATTTATTAAAAAATACAAATTATGGGATATACATACGAATGGAAACTAACAGGTATTAAAAAACAAAATACACAAACATTGGAAAATGTAGTTGTTAATGCCTATTGGAACGTAAAAGCAATTGATGAAACAGGTCACTCTGGTAGTTTTACTGGAGCAACTCCGTTACCTTTAAATGAAGTTGACCCTAATAATTTTACCGCATATAGTAATTTATCTGAAGAACAGGTTGTTACATGGGTAAAAAATATAGTTAGTGGTTCAGACCGTACAAGAAACTATTGGGACCACTAAAATACAAATTGGAGAAATAAAATGGCAGAAAGAATCGTATCACCTGGCGTATTCACAAGAGAAAATGACCTATCATTCTTAGCACAAGGAGTAGGAGAAATTGGAGCAGCATTTATAGGACCTTTTAAGCAAGGACCTGCATTCGTTCCAACTATTGTGAGAACACAATCAGAGTTCGAAGAAATCTTCGGAACACCTGATGGAACTTATTATACCGAATATGCGGTACAAAGATATTTACAAGAAGCAGGAAGTGCTACCATCGTAAGAGTTGGTGGTATTGGTGGTTATCACCAAGTTGCTCCTTTGGGTATCAAAGCAAGTGGTTCATTATCATCAGCGGCAAAAATTGTAGGAGTACTTTACTCCACTGCCAATGGTAATAAAGGAGTTGGTTTTTCAAATGCATCAACAAACATATCAAGTAGTTTAGAAGGTGGTGGAAACTTCGTTGTTTCAGGTCTATTAAGTTCAGCATCTGCAGCAGCAAATATTTCAGCATCTATTGTTAATACAGCTACTAATGATTTAGCAGATACATTTGGTGAATCAGTATTTGGTGCAAAAGCAGCATTCGCTTATAAATATTTTGAAAACGCAGCCCTTAACTTTACAGGTTCAAATACAGATGGTGCTACAACTGTAATTACTGAAGTAAACTTACCAACACAAAAGTATGGTGATATCTCGGCAGCTGAAACTCCTTATGTTGTATCTCAAAAAGATGATAACAATACAAGATACGATTTATTTAAGTTTGTAACTTTAGGACATGGTACTCCATATAATACTAAATTTAAGATTGGTATTTCAAATGTAAAAGCAGCTGGTGAGGATGGTTCAACTGATTACTCAACATTTACTGTAATTGTAAGAGGATATGGTGATACTGATAAAAGAAAAGTTGTATTAGAAACATTCAATAATGTAAACTTAGACCCATCATCTCCAAATTATATAGCTAAGAGAATTGGTGATAGATATCTTACAATTGATAACGATGGTAAGATTACGGAATATGGCGATTATTCAAACAAATCAAAATATGTAAGAGTAGTTGTAAATGACGCAGGTTCATTCCCAATTTCAGCAGCACCATTTGGACACGCTGCATACACAAATCCAATCGCTACAGCTAATGGTGATGAAAGTTTAATACCTGAAGTAGTTTACCAAACTGGTTCAGCAAATAACACATCTTCATCTCCAATATATTATGCTGGATTTGATTTTGAATCAACTGGAATTGCAGATGATAACATTCAATACTTATCACCTATTCCTGATGGAGCAAAAGCTGGAGCAAACGTATTATTCGCATTCGATTCTCAACTTACATATAAAATGACCGGTTCAGCAGCAGCTGATATGGTTAAGAGACAATTCTCTTTAGGTTTCCAATATGGATTTGATGGTTCATTCCCTGGCACTAAAGCAAACTTAGGAAATGATATATCAGCAGCAAATACGCAAGGATTTGATTGTTCTAAATCAACTTCATCTGGTTCAATAGCTTATTCAAAAGCAATCAACGCTGTAGGAAACCCTGATGAGTGGGACATCAACTTAGTTGTAACTCCTGGTATCATCCGTTCTTTACACCCATCTATTACTACAAAAGTAATTGATATGGTTGAAGATAGACAAGATTGTTTCTATATCGCTGACTTTACTGAAGCAAGTGCAACAATTACTGAAGCAACTGAGCAAGCAAATTCAATTGATTCAAATTACGCTGGTACTTACTATCCTTGGGTTAAGACAGTTGATACAAATACAAACAAAATAACTTCAGTTCCACCATCAGTATTGTTACCAGCAGTTTATGCTAGTAATGATAGATTGGCAGCTGAGTGGTTCGCACCTGCTGGTTTAAATAGAGGTGGTATCACTGGAGCAGTAAGTGTGTTGAATAGATTAACGCACGCTGAAAGAGATACACTTTATGAAAACAAAGTAAACCCAATCGCAGCATTCCCTGGACAAGGTATTGTAGCATTTGGACAGAAGACATTGCAAGATAAAGCTTCAGCATTAGATAGAATCAACGTAAGAAGATTACTTATCACTGTTAAGAAGTATATCGCATCAACTTCTCGTTACTTAGTGTTCGAACAAAATACATCAACTACTCGTCAAAGATTCTTAAACACTGTTAATCCTTACTTAGAAGGAATTCAACAAAGACAAGGTCTTTACGCATTCAGAGTTGTGATGGATGAAACAAACAACACACCTGATGTAATTGATAGAAACATATTAGCTGGACAAATCTTCTTACAACCAGCGAAGACTGCAGAATTCATCGTAATTGATTTCAACATTCTTCCAACTGGAGCTTCGTTCAACGCTTAATATGGATTTGAAATAAATTGATATTTATTAATATAAAATAAAAGGATAATAAAATGGCAGAAATATTAGAGTTTGACAAGATGTTCTATACGAACTTCGAACCTAAGATGAAAAACCGCTATGTGATGGAGATTGACGGTATCCCATCATATATGGTTAAAGCAGCAGCAAGACCTTCAATTCAGTTTGAAAAGGTAACTTTAGACCACATCAACATTAAAAGACAATTGCAAGGTAAAGGTGAATGGCAAGATATAACTATCACACTTTATGACCCAATCGTTCCATCTGGAGCACAAGCGGTAATGGAGTGGGTACGTTTAGGACATGAATCTATTACTGGTAGACGTGGGTATGCTGATTTCTATAAAAAAGATATAGATTTCTATATGTTAGGTCCTGTTGGTGATAAGATTGAGCAGTGGAAACTAAAAGGCGCTCTTATTGTAAGTGCAAACTTTGGTGATGTAGCATTTGATTCTAACGAACCTGCAACTATCGAATTATCTTTAGCTTACGATTACGCAATTCTTGAATTCTAATTTAAGAAAAACTATAAAAAAGAAGGGATATCCAAAAGGTATCCCTTTTTTATTTCCAATTTTTTAAGATTTATGTATTTATATATACAAACTAAAAAAGATAGAAAGTTATGGCAGAAGTTAATATTACGCAACCAACTCCAACACCTAAGTATGAAAGTCTTAAATATGATTTTCCTACCGAAGTTATTGAATTACCATCAAAAGGATTAGTATATCCAGAAAATCACCCTTTAAGAAAAGGAACTTGTGAAATAAAATATATGACAGCAAGAGAAGAAGATATTCTTGCAAATCAAAATTTTATTAAAAAAGGAATTGCTTTAGATAAATTATTTGAATCAGTTTTAGTTGAGCCTGGTGTAAATCCAAATGATGTTTTTATTGGTGATAAAAATGCCATTTTAATGGCAACACGTGTTTTGGGATATGGTGCTGATTACCATGTAGAAATGACAGACCCATTTACAGGTGAAAAGCAGGAAGTGGTAATTGATTTGGGTAAAATACAAACTAAGGATATAGATGAATCTATATTAAACTCAAAAAATAGATATAAATTTATATTACCATCTAATAGTAAAGAAATTACTTTTAAACTATTAACACATGGTGATGAACAAGAAATAACTAAAGATATACAGGCTTTAGAAAAATTAAATAAAAACTCAGCAGGAGCTTATGATGTAACTACTCGTTTAAAGTATATGATTACATCTGTTGATGGAAATGAAGATAGAGGTTTTATAAACAAATGGGTAGTAAACTCTTTCTTAGCAAGAGATACAAAAGCATTCAGAGTATTTGTAAAAGATATATCACCTGATTTAGATATGAAATTTGAGTTTGTTTCTAAAGCAACTGGCGAAACGGAGGCGCTAGATATTCCCTTTGGGATTAACTTTTTTTACCCTTCCAACTGATTATAAGATTCAACTTCATACGCAGATTTGGGAAATGGTTCAATTCGGTAATGGATTTACTTGGACAGAAGTGTATCATATGCCAACATATCTTCGTAAATTCTATTTCAATAAATTAATTGAATTAAAGAAAAAAGAAGCTGAAGAGCATAAAAAAGCTCAATCTAAAATGAAAATGCCAAAAGTGAGGATGCGTTAATATCCTCACTTTTTTGTTTGCGAATATTTATAGAATATAAAAGGGAAATACTATGCCAAACGATAAAAAACAATTAAAAGAAGGAATTCCATCAATGTTAAAGAAGTTTACAGATAATTTTTTTGATGGATTAAAATATGGAGCAATCAATAAAGCACTTAAAGATGCTGAAAAAAATAAAAGAATGCCACCTCCTATTGTTCAAGATTTAAGAGATTTGCAAAAAAAGAGAGATGAATTGATTAAAAAGATTCAAAAATATGACCCATCCTACCAAGCTCCTGAAATGGATGAATTATAATAAATAAGAATTAAGTAATGGCAAAAGATGCAGGATTATTTGGTAAGCAACTTGTAGAACAGGAACAAAAATTACAAGCAGAAAAAGAAAAAACAGCAAAAGCAATAGAAAATATTACTAATGCTGAAAGGAACAGGTATGTATCTGCGGAACTTAAACAAAAAGCAATAACTGCTCTAACAGAAAAGCAAGCAAGAACTGAAAAAGAACTGATAGCTAATCAAACTAGACAGGCAAATATAAGAATACAAAATTTAAAATCTTTAGGACAGCAAGAAGCATCTCTAAAAAGTTTAAGTGGTATCTATGATGGATTAAAAGAAATAGATAGAGAAAGACTAACACTCCAACAAAGTATGGCAGAGTCTGACCCTAAAAGAGTAGAAGCTTTTAATAAAATAGCAGGATTAAATAGAGATTTAGCACAATTAAGTTCAGAAGATACTATACAAAGAGAAATAATACTTGAACGTATTAAAGCTACCGAAACTTCGATGGGTGCAATGTCAGCCGAAGAACAGGCAGTATTAGATAAATTAAAAGAAGGTACAACTTACGCAAATCAAATGTCTTATATGACTGAAGAGCAAAAGGCTCAATTAGAAGCTTCAGTCAAAGCATATGAAGGTATAAAGAAAACACTTGGTGGTATATTAGGAACAGCAGGATTGTTATTTAGTGGATGGAGAGGATTTGCTAGAGTAACTTTATTAGGAGCGGGTAAAGCACTTACAGAGTTAGGAAAAACTACAAGAGAATTAGGTGGTTTCTTAGGTGGGGCAACAGTATCAGCTACAGCTTTAGGTGCTGTATTTAAAGATGCAACAGGCACAGCGAAATCATTATCATCTGAATTTGGGGGATTAAATGATATTTCATTTAAAAATCAATTGAATACAAACCTTATGGCTACTAATATGGGTATTAGTGGTGATGAGGCTGCAAAATTAACTGGTAACCTTGCTCGTTTGAATGGTAATAGTATTGAAACCGCACAAAATTTAGCTGAAGGTACAAAAGAATTAGCAAAACAAAATGGTTTAGTTCCAGCCGATATAATGAAAGATATGGCTGGTTCAGCTGAAGCATTTGCTTTGTTTGGAAAGGATGGTGGAAAAAATATTGCACAAGCTGCTGTACAAGCTGCTAAGATGGGTACTAGTCTTAAAACTATGACCGGTATAGCAGATAATCTATTAGATTTTGAAAATTCTATTACAAAAGAATTAGAATTAGGAGCTATGCTTGGTAAAAATATCAATTTAGATAAAGCTAGACAATTAGCTTATTCTGGTGATATTGCAGGAGCAACGCAAGAAACATTAAGAGCATTGGGTGGAGTTGAAGAATTCAATAAAATGGATTACTTCCAAAAGAAAGCAACTGCTGATTTGATGGGAGTATCTGTTGATGAACTTCAAAAAATGGTAACTCAACAGGAAAAAGCAGCAACAATTAGTGGTCAGATAGAAGGTGGATTCAATACAATGACTGAAACACTAAGCGCTCTAACTACTGGTCCTTTAGGTGGGTTTGTTAGTGGCTTGAGTGGTGCTATCGGAACTTCAAAAGAAATAGCAGGTAACTTTAAAGATGCTGGTGGATTTCTAAAAGATATGGGTGGTAAAATAAAATCCATGTTTGGTGGTAAAAAGCCAGAATTGCCTGGACAAAGTTCCGTGGGTTCAACTGCACCAAAACCAACAGCAGCACCACAATCGCAAGCAGGTCCATCGGACCAAGCAAATAAAATGTCTAAAGTTAATGCAAACGCATTAATTAAAGGTGCAGTGGCATTATTAATATTAGCTGCAGCATTATTTGTAGCAGCAAAAGCATTCCAAGAATTTGCAGAAGTTACTTGGGAATCTGTTGGTATGGGATTAGCTGCATTAGTTGGTTTAGCCGGTATTGCTTTCTTATTAAGTAAAATACAAGGTGAAATGATTAAGGGAGCATTGGCAGTGGCAATATTGGGATTAGCATTAATTCCTTTTGCATACGCTCTAAATCTAATGTCAGCTGTTAATGGTGATGGATTGATAGCAGCCGGTATAGCTTTGGTTGCATTTACAGCAGCTGTATTTGGTTTAGGACTTTTAATGATGGGACCTGCGGCAATCGTATTTGGAGCAGGTATTTTAGCATTAACAGCTTTGGGGGCTGCATTGGTTGTATTTGGAGCAGGATTATTAATGGTTGGAAATGGAATGTCAGCACTGACTGGTGCATTACCTTCTATGGTTGAACAAATAGCAGCATTATCTACTATCAACTTCTTACCAATATTTGGATTAGCTGGAGCATTAATGGCGTTATCAGTTGCATTAGCAGCTGTGGCTATCTCTGGTATGTTAGCATTACCTGCTTTATTGGCATTGGGATTAGTAGCTGGTGGTGCCGCGGCATTGATGGGTGGTGGTGATGAAGGTGGTGAATCTGCAAAAATGGATGAATTGATTACTGAAATCAAAGCATTAAGAGGTGATTTATTAGCAGGTAAAATAGCTGTAAATATGGATGGTCAGAAAGTAACGTCTGGTGTTGGAAAAATTGTTTCAAGAACTAGCTCAAATTCATACGCTAAAACTTAAAGATGGGAAGAACATTAGAAGAATTATTTAAGACACAACGTTTAGCAGACGGGCAAACTGCTCAACAAAAATACGAAATTCGTGATAGTAAGAAAAATCCTATTACGCCAGGTAATTCTTTACTTGAACTATCATTTAAAGGAGCGTCTGGAATACGAAAAGGTTCTTCTAGTAACAATAATAGATTAAAAGAAACATTTGTAGAAAGTGAAATAAGAGGATTGAGAATGATACATAATTTATCAGCTCCTGTTGTATATGGAACTGATATTATTCGCTTTCAAAAAAAATCAACTAAGTTGGTTGATACAATGAAAGATTCAATAAATCCTGGTCAATCTAGCGGAATTATAGGTAATTTATATAATAAGATAGAAAACTTTGGATTAAGAACACTATCTAAAATAGGTGTTGTGTTTCCTGACCATTTAATACCAACTAAAATTTCTTTAAATGATAAATTTAAATCTGGTAAAGAACCAGATACAATGACCACTTTAGCAGAAATTAAAAAAGATGGTAAAGGAACAATATCTGGTCAAATTATAAAAAATGTAAAAGGTACTCCAAAACAAATATTAAATGGTGTTGTTGGTACAAGTGTAGATTTATTAAAAAAAGAAGTAAGAAAAAAACTATTTGGTGCACCAAAGCAAGGAGCACAAAATTTAGCAAAAAAGAATGAATACGAAACTCAGTACGATAGTTTTGCAAGATACACATCTACAATTGATGCATATAGTGAGGATATAGCAAAAAGAAATGATTTATCGAGTTTACAACTTGAAAAAATAAGATATAAAAAGAAAACCGAAAGAGAAACAATTGCTAAAATAGCAGAAAGTGCACCAAAATATGAACCAAAGGGGTTACCATCCACTACAAACTTAGGTGGAAAACTAAATTTGGATGTAAGTAGATTTAACATAAAAGGTAAAGTATCAACTGTAAAAGAAGGTGTAACATCTCAATTAACATCTGCTAGAAAAGAAGGACAGCAATTTTTATCATCTGGTAAATTTAAAGTAGGCGATGTAAAACCCAACGCTGAATCAGACTTAGCACCAGATCCAATTATAAGATATTCTGAAACTGTAGATGAGCAAGCTGACGATGTTAAATTAAGGAATGATTTATCTTCAAAATTAAATACTTTAATAGAAAGTAAAAAAGAATTTTCCAAAGATAAAAAAGAAACAGAATCTGCAATTCCTGGTTCACCAAAAAAAGGTGATTTAAGTTCTACTGGAAAATTATTGGGAGAATCACAAAATCCTTTTGATAAAAAAAGTAAAGAAAAATTAAAAGAAGGTAGAAAAGAAGCACAGCAAAATGCAGAAAATAAAGATGAAACTGCAATAAAAGCAAACGTAATTAATAGATACGATAACGAAATAAAATACTCTGGTACAGTAGATGCAACGCAAGATGATATAACTTTAAGAAATGATACATCGGCAAAGTTAGAACTATTAATGGAGGCAAGAAAGGAATTATCCGAAGGTGATAGAAAAGGATTAGCACCTTTGACTAGAGAAAATGTTTCAAAAAATCAATATTCAAGATTTAAAAATACTTTAAAAGAAAGTAATAGAGCAGTATCTTTAAAAAATAGATATGGTATAGAAAGTAAAGATAAATTAGATTTTGTAAATGAAAAAACACCATATGCAGGTGAATCATTAAAATTAAAAGATGGAACTATATTAGATGATTATGATTTTGTAACTTTAAAATTTAGGTCAAAAGCAACAGGGCAATCTGTAAATTTCAGAGCAACAGTAACTGGTATAAGTGAAACTGTAAGTCCGAGTTGGGATTCTGGAAAATTTATTGGTAATCCATTTAATTATTACACTTATACTGGTATCGAAAGAAGCGTAAGTTTTAATTTTAAAGTTTATTCAACAACTCCTTTACAGCACGTAGCAGCATGGCAAAGAATAAACTTCCTAACAGGTTTAGCTTATCCACAAGGTTATAGTGGTGCATATGCAATCCCACCATTCGTAACGTTTACTTTAGGCAACTTATATAAAAGCAAAAATTGTTTTATAGAATCATTAAGTTATACAGTAGATGAAAATGGTGGTTGGGAAATTGGTTCTGTTGGTGTTGGTGAAGATGGTGTTGTTGGTATAGAGGGAGCTACAATTAGTATGAAGGATTATAAACTTCCAATAATTATTGATGTGAACGTAACACTTAAATTTGTTGAATCAGTTGGAACAAGTCAGGGAGGTCAATACTATGGATTTGAAAAACTTCCTAAAGCACAGCAAAATACTGGTGATTCAAATGCAACTGCACAAAAAATAGATGATTCAAATAATAATGAGAGTTTACAAACTTCAAGCGATGATGCTGAAGTTCCTACACTCAAAAAGAAATTACCTGCAAAAAAATTAGAACCAGCTGGACAAACTAATACACAAACAAACGAACCAGCTAGCGTAAAAGAAAATGAATCCACAATAGAAAAACCAAAATTACCTTCATATAAAGTAAATGTATTTACAGATGGTGATGGTATTAAAGGTCAAGTATTTGCAGATGGTGAAATGATTGATGAGGTTAGTTATTATTCTGGGTTTAGTCGAACATTCACAGACCAAACTGGAAAAACTACAACAACTGTAGGGGAAGCTGCTGTAAAAGAAAATTTAATATATAAATTAACTAATATGGGATACTATTCTCCAACAAAAGGTAAGTTTTATCCTGAAAGTCCAAACGTAAGTTAATTATGGCAAGATATACAAATAACAAAACTAAAAAAACATTTGATGGCAGAGAAGTATTTAAACCAAAAATATTTCCAAATATCCCATTAAGTGATACGGATGTGTATGTAATGACTGAAACTGGAGATAGATTGGATACATTAGCTTATCAATACTATGAAGATGCTTCCCTTTGGTGGATAATTGCAGCAGCAAACAATATACACGATGCACCAATGGGATTAAAAGATGGTACAATATTAAGAATACCATTAAACTATATTCAAATAGAAAATAATTTTAGTCAATAATTTATGTCAAGTTTTCCAAATTTTTCAAATATCGCAGGATATGTTCAAACCGAACTTAATTCTAGAAAAAGAAATATAGAAAAAATTTCTGGATTAAACGCTTGGGTAAGAGTTTCATCTGGAGTTGGTGATGGTTTAATAATTTTATCAAACCCAAATTTTAAACTCTTTGGAGCAGCTGGTGAGGGTTCTATTTATGGTGGTGGTAAGAGTAGTGGAACTTTAGGAAAAACTTGGGGTGGTGGGTTTGTATCAGCAACAGCAAATGATTCTGTTTTCAGACCAAAACCAAATATAAGTTCTATCGAAGTTGATGAGGGTAGTGGTACTCTTAGTAGAAAAGCAACATTTACAATTACAGCTTATACAAAAGGTCAATTAGATAGTTTGTGTGAATATTTTTTGGAACCTGGTTATTCTATTTTTATAGAATGGGGTTGGAATGTTAAAAGTTCATTAAACAAATATAAAAATACATTAGATGTTGATAGTGTAGCGAATTACCAAACATTTGATAATGTAAATGCAGCTAGAGAAGCATGTGGTGGTATGTACGATAACTATTTGGGATTTATAACAGGAGGAAGTATATCATTAAATGGAAATAGTTACGAAATAACTGTTAAGTGTACAGGCTTTACCGAATTACCTGCATATTTTATGGGAGCGGATAATTCTGAAGAAAAAGGTACAGAAAGTGAAAAGAAAACTGCAGCAGAATATAGTACATCTCAAATATCAGCAGAAACTGATTTAGGTAAGAAAAGATTTATGATGGCTTTTAATAGATTACCATCAAACAGAAGAACAGAAAGAGTTTCAGCATTGAGAACAGAAGCAGATGTTGCAAACGCCGTAAATTTTATAAATATTGATGAAACTGTAAAAGCAAAGGTAAATAAATGTACAACTGGTACTCAAATATTAGGATTTACATTAAATAATGAAGAAGCAACATTTGAAAGCGGTGGTAAAAAAACGGATGTGGAATTTCCTGCTGGTAGTGAAATTATTAAAGATGATGCATTTATAAAATTTAGTGCTTTAATTAGAATTATAAATCAAATAGGAATTGAAGGATTTATGATTGGTGGAAAAGAAGTTAAAACACAAATAAGAACAGATAATACGGCATGTACAGCATTCCCAAAAATATTTAGTACAGATAAAACAAAACTATTCATACCAAATAAAACAGCACCTAAATTTGATATTGTTAAGGCAGCAAATAGTGAAACTGATAATGGTGTATCGAATGAAGAAGTAGATGATTGTTCGGTATCGGGTACAGATGGTACAATAGTACAATTTCCTGCTGCAGGTGCAATCGTAGATGGTTCGGCTAATGGTGTAGTTATACAAAATAAAGTTGATAGTAGTTTTATAGGATTAAATAAACCAGAAGGACAGTGGGGATTCTTAAATGATTTATATGTAAATTTGGACTTTGCCAAAGGTATATTGGAAACTAAAAACTTTTCAATAAAAGATGGGTTATATCAGATACTAAATGGTATGGCTGGTGCAGCTGGTGGTATATGGGATTTTCAAATAATTCCTGGTGAAAATAATGATGAATTAAGAGTTGTGGATTTAAATTTAACAGCAACTGGAAAAGAAAAACCATTTGAATTTGAATTACATGGGGTAAGTTCTATTTTTATAGATGCCTCTTTGGATTTAGATATTAGTGGTGCAAAAATGAATCAAATAATTGGTAATAGAATAGGACAGAATATAAATGGAAGTCAAAAAGATATTACATCAAAAAAGAAAGGATTATTTACTGATAAAGAAGACAAAATACTTACAACAATACGAAGAAGGGAAGAACCACCACCAAGCGATGATAGTCCGCCAGAAGGACCAACAGCTGATGAAATAGAAGAAGCAAAACAAAAAAATTTACAACTATTTTTAGATAAGGTTGGGTTTATGCCAAGACCTGATAAAGATGATAAATTTGATTTTGCTGCAAATTTATCAGCAGCATGTTTTATAGTTGCTTACAATGACCAAGCGGTTTTTGAATTTTTTAAAAAACAAAATGATGTTACAGATGTTCAAACTGAATCTGATGGTACTGGTCCTATAATGCCAATTAAATTTAATTTTAGTATTCATGGTGTGAGTGGTATCAAAAGAGGTGATAAGTTTATGGTTACTGGATTACCGGCTGGTTACCAAAATGGATTCTTTCAAGTAACTTCTGTAAAACATACTATAAGTGAAATGATGTGGAAAACAGAAATAGAAGGAAGTTATAGACAAGCTAGATAATTTTAAAATTATGATTGACATAAACAGATTTAAAAAAGTTGGAAATCCTGATTTAAAGTTTGATTCGGTCAAAATAAAAACACATGTCATTACACCAACGCCAATAGATTATAAAAAAGGATATATAACAAGATACTTTATTCAAAAAGCAAATGATACAGAATCACAAATATATGAAGTTGATTTTATTGGTTTTAGTAAAGTAATTGATAATCCATTTTTTGCACAAGCAACTCTTAATTGGAGAGTTAAAGGAAGTGATGATGAAATAAAAAACTCCAATTATAAAGCGGTACAATTAGTAATGCCAAAAATACCAAAATTAAATTTGTACCTACCAAATCTTCTTCAATTTAAAGAAAAGAAAGATTTGGAAATCTAATTATTTTTTCTTATATTTGTATTTATTGATATGGGGATGCTTTGGAATTGATTGCGATGAGAGGCATAGTATCACACGTAGTGGGAAGGTTCTCAAACCACTTTAATAAAGGAATCAAACAATAACTGACGTAGAATTATCTACTTGGACCTTCGAAGATGCTATGGCATTCGTAGGTGCTGATTACGCTGTAGCAGCCTAATCACCTCTCGCATCACTCGTGAGATTTTAAAAAGAAGTGAAACCTAAGTTTACCGAAACTATAAATCGGTTGGTGGTAGCGCTGAACTAACCATTCGGCCCCAATTATTTTGGAAGGTGAATAAGATTAAACCTTATCCTAAACGTGTGAAAAGCTGGTATTATGGTTACTTCGTAAGACACCGGTTCGAGTCCGGTCATCTCCACCACTTTTTTAATCCCCATTTTACATTTGGTAATTTGGGGATTTTTTCGTATATTTGTGTTATGAGAATTGTTGAGTCTATTGATGAGTTAAACGAATTAAAGGTAAAGCTGGAAACCGAACCATCCATTTGGTATCCGCTTTGGGTGGATAATGATAAGCACCCATTAAACACCACCATTTCGTTTATATTCGTAAGAACCCTATCGGACAGGTATATTGTACCACAACAACACACAGACGCTCTATCACTCTCTAATGAGCAAATAGGGGGGTTGTTGAATACCGCCGGTGATAAGTGGGTATTTCAAAAGAAAAAGCTACTCCAATCTTTTGTTACACTTAGGGAAGGACTGAATGATGTTGACACCGCCTATTTCTTAAAGACCGGTGAAACAATAGACTACTCTCAACCATTACAACACTTAGTAGCTCCTTTATTACACAAAGGTTACAAAGAGGACATCATTCAATCCATTCCCATTCTTAAACTTGCGGAAGCAATAGAACCACAATTACTTAAACATAGAAACCAAAAGAGTAAAACTTATAATTGGTATAACGATATATTCTTACCAACCCTTTCAGATATTGAACGATATGGGATCCGGGTCGATGGGAAAAAATTTATTGATAGATGGCCTCAAGCTTCCAAACATCTCAAAGGTGACTTAGTGTTCACCGAATACAATCCATTTACGGTGACGGGTAGACCATCCAATAGACATGGTGGTGTGAACTATGCCGCCCTTAACAAATCGGATGGTAGTAGAGATTGTTTCATAGCCGATGGGATATTCCTACAAATGGACTACAACGCTTATCACCCACGACTAATTGGTAAGTTAGTGGGATACCAAATGCCGGATGGAAACGTACACCAATGGTTAGCTGACCAATATGGATGTGGAATTGATGAGGCTAAGGGTGTAACTTTCCGATTACTATATGGTGGTATTGATGATGAGTTCCGCCAAATACCATACTTTGATAAGGTTGCCCATTTCATAGACCGCTTTTGGGATGATTCGGTAGAGTGTGATTGTATCCGTACTCCAAACCGATTGATTCCACTAAGTTGGGTAGAACAAGCCAATCCACAAAAGGTATTCAACTATCTTCTTCAGGCATTTGAAACGGAAGTAAATGTTGAGAAAATGAGGAAGGTGTTGGAGTATATAAAAGGTACTGAAATACGTTTGACCCTTTACACCTATGACTCGTTCTTATTTGATGTACCTATGGATGTGGATACGGAATTAATTAAGGGATTGAAAGGTATATTGGAAGATGGTGGGTTTCCTATTAAAGCAAGCTGGGGAAAAACTTACGGAAACCTTTAGTGGGTATATTTATAGTATATACAAAAATATGCTATAATATGAGAAAAATCTCCGTTTTATTATTGTTCCTTTTAGTTTCGGTAACATCTTTGGCGCAATTGCCTGATGTTAGAATTAAAAATGAAGTATTTGATGTACTTTACTCACAATCTTTAGAACAACCCCTAATCATTAAGTATCGTTCTACAAACAGGCCTACAAATGTTAATAGAGGTCATATGGATTTCTATACTGAAAAGGGAATTAAAACATCGGATGGTGAAGATTACAAAGCAAATATCTACGATAAAGGACATGGTGCTCCAGCAGCAACATTCTCTGATAACGAAGTGAACTTAAAGCAAACATTCTCATATTTAAATTCAATAATGCAAGACCAATACCTTAATAGAGGTGAGTGGAGAATGTTGGAAGAGCAAGAAAGAAAATGGGATGATGTAGAACCTTTGACTGTTTTAATAAAATCATTCTTTGATACTCCAGCAAAAAAAGTAGCAACGGGTGCAGCAGTTCCATCACACATTCAAAAACACATCTACTTTGAAAAACAAAAAAAGTGGAAGTGTTTTGTTTTCCTTAACGAAAGACCAAAATTTCATTGGTATGAGTTAGAAATGATATGCGAAGAAGCTGACCACAAATTTTAATCATTATGAGTGTATCTGAATTAATTAATGAAATAGTATCCGAATGGGCATACAGAGTAAACGATGGTATGCCTGATATTAAAAACCCAACCCATATTACGGAGTTGGGTATTGTACTTTCTGAAATGGGATTATCCAACATCAAAAAAGAAATTATAAAGACACTTACTGAAGCAGAAGATGGTAATTTTAAAAATCCTGCTCTTAATAAAAAGATTAATTATAAAAATACTAAAGGTGAAGATGCAGAAGGTATTGTTGGTAACCTTTTAAGATTACCAAAAGAACATCCTGGCCGTAAAGCCGCAGAAAAAATGTTACCACCAGAAGGTTCACCAGAAAGAGATGCTCTTAATAAAGATTTGGGTGGTGAAGGACAACCAACAAAACCTGAAGATGAAAAGGGTAAAGAAGGTGGTGATGCTGGTGGTGAAGAAGATAAAGCAAAAGCTGCTCAAGCTATGTTTGACCCAAAGGTTGACCCGGCTATGGCAGCACGAATGGACAAAGAAAAAGAAGTTCAAGCTCAATTAGCAAAAGATGCTCAAAAACAAAGCCAACAACCAGAAACTCCAGCAAATCAAAAAACAAATAAAGAATTAGCAAAGGCAGCTGGGTTTGATAATGTAGGTACTTGGTATAATGACCTTAATAAAAAAGCAATGTCGGATGATCCTGAAGTAGCATCTCAGGCTCAACAAGATTTAGATACATACGAAAAGAATAAAGAAAAAGATTCAAAAACAAATGAACCATCGGCTAGCGATACCGAAAAAGCTACGGGTCCTGAAGGTGGGGATACTACAGAACTACCAGTTCAAGAACCTGGCAGAACCGATACAACACCAGCTAGTGATTCTGAAACATCTAAAAAAGATGATACTCAATTATCTGCACAAGAAAAATATAAAAAAGAAAAAGCTGAATTAAAAAGAAAAGAGGAAGAAAAAGCAGCTTTAGAAAAACTTAAAGCAGATAATCCTGATGCTTTTATGACACCTGAAAAGCAAAAAAGATTTGCTCAACTGAAAAAAGATTTAGAGGTTGGTACTGAAAAAATGAAAAAAGCAAAAGAAGAAGCTGATAAACAAACAAAAGAATTTGTATCAAAGTTTAAACAAAGAAAATCTTCTGAAGGAGAAAATTTAGATGCGGAAAGTACTGAAAATGGTTCTTTACTCATTGGAGTAGAACATGGTGAAGGAACTCAAAGCACAAAAGAAACTATTAATCAAATTACATCACTTCCAAAAGATGCAAAAGTAATGTTTGTTGGCGAAGGTGGTGTTGGTAAAGATGATAGTGGTAAGATTGATTTTGTAGGAGAGCAAGCTGAAATTAGAGATGCATTTTTAAATCACTTTGAAAATGGTGTAGAAGCAAGTTGGGATGAAAATGGAGATGTAAGAAATTCAGATTCTCCTATATTTGATGAAATTGCAAAAACATTTGGCGGTGATAAAGATAAAGCATTAGCATCGGTTTGGACTAATATGATTGGGCAGGGAGATGATTTAGCTGCCGAAGATTATCTTACCGATAAAACAAAGGAATGGATTGTGGGGGAAGCTAAAAAAGGTGGTAGTAAAGAATTTGATGGTGATGTAGATTGGGAAAACCTTTCTGATGCTCAAAAGAAAGACCTTTATGAGTTAAACTTTAGAGATGACCAAAATTATGGTGAAACCGAATTATCAAAAGGTCAACAATCATTTAATGATTATAGACAGAAAGAAATAGATAGAAAAATAAAAGAGGGTGAGGAGCAGGGATACACTGTAATTGCAACAATGGGTAATTCTCACGTTGATATGTGGAGAGAAAGAAATAAAGGTGAACAAAAACCTGAGCAACCATCCGTTGAACCAAAACAACCATCAGCTGAAAAGCCTGAAGAGCCAACTAAAGAGCCCGAGCAACCAAAAAAACCTGATGTAACAATTCCTGGTAAAGAACCTGGAAGTGTTGTTAAAAAAAGTGATGGTAAACCAGATGTAACATTACCTACTAAAAAAGAACCATCTGCAGAAAAACCTTCTGATACTGAAAAGCCGGAGGACAAAAAAGATGATGAAAAAGATATCAAAAAAGAAAAACCTGGACAAGAGGCTACATCATCTTCTGGGCAAAAAATTTATAGTTTAGGTGGTGGGTATTATTCTGATAAACCAAATGGTAAAGCAAGATATGTAAGAACCGAATGGATTGTTGATTTGGCATTTTCTGATATTATAACTGAAGATGTATTTGCATTGTTTGAAAAGACAATTTCAGCAACTTTATCAAATGGTAAAAAAATTAAAGTACAAGAATTACCACCAAGAGCACAAAAGAAAGCAACATACAAAGCTAGAAAAGCGGCAGCGGCATATAAAGAGCCTGAGCAAACACCTCAAGCTCCAAAAGGTGAAACTCCACCAACGGATAAAAAAGTTCCACCGCCACCGCCTGTACCACCTAAAAAAGCAGAAGTTCCACCACCACCTCCGCCACCACCAACGGCGAAGAAATCGGATGAACCAAAAAATACATTTGAACCAATCCCAGCACAAGATGTAAAATCGGAAATTCCACAAGCTGACCCAGAAACATTTGGAGCTCCTTCTGATATTCCGGATGGTATTGATAAAGCAGATTTAGATAAATTTAATACTGATATAAGTAAAGTGCAACAAATGGTTGCTGATGCAAAAGCTAAAGGTGAAAAAGCACCTGATATAAATTTGTGTGATGTAACTGTACCTGGTACTAACTTATATTGTGATGATAACTTAGGTATTCCAAGAAACCAAATGCCACAATTCAAAGGTAGACCGGTTCCGGGCAGTAAGGCAGAAAAAATGCCACTAAACAAAGATGGTGAAGTAGATACCGAACCGGTGTTTAGAGAAATGCTAAAAGAAAAAGGAATTACAACAACTCAAACTGAGGTGGCTGCTGATAAATTGAAAGCAACACAATCAGAATTGGGTGGTGATAAAGTAGTTGGAATGATGGGAGCTTTGGAAAAAGACCCTAATAATCCGGGCATAACAGGTCCTATATATGTTAGTAGGGATGGATTTGTAATTGATGGGCATCATAGATGGGCTGCAATAGCAGCATACAATGCAAAATATCCGGAAAAACAAATACCAATGAAATGCGAAGTTATTGATATGGATATTAAAGATGCAATTCCAATGTGTAATAAGTTTGCAGAAGAAATAGGAATTGCAGCTAAAAAGCAAGGTGAAACAACTGGTAAAGCTGGTGAAGAACAACCAAAAGGTGAAACCCCACCTAAAAAAGTAAGTTCAATAAAAAACTTTTCTGAAAAAATTAAGCAAAAAATATCCAAATGGAAAGAAGATGAAAAAGAATATTTTAAAAAAGGATATTACAAAGCAGGGTCAGAACCACGTAGAACAATAGCTCAAACAGTAAAAGATAAAGCAAGAGGTGCATGGAAGGCTGTAAAAGATGGATTTAAACATGAGGTAGAAGAATTCAAAACTGCTGGAAAAGCTATTGGGAACTTATTTAGTAAACCTGGTGGCTGGAATGATTTATCACATCACGAAAAAGATGCCCTTAAATCTGTTGGTGTTAAGATAGTAACTACTGCACTTTTTGGTGCAGCTTTGGGTGGATTATCCTATGGAGCTGTTGGATTTGCTAAGCACGTTGCTATTGAATTTGTTCCTCACGTTGTTGCTGAAACTTTCTTAAAAGGAGCTGGTAGAGCTGCATTATTTGCAGATGCGGAAGGTGAATCGGAAATGGATGCACAATTTGTTAAATTCGCTGAAATAATAGCGGATGGTTTGGAAAACATGAAAATCAGTCCTGAACAAATGGATGCGATGATTGATTCGTATAATAAAAAGAAAGAAGAAGATAATATGAAAAAAGAAACTTCAGTAATTGATGAGATAATGTTAGAAATTTTTAACGAAGCAAATAATGACCCAAAGTTAGCAGCTAGAAGTAAAGAAACTGGAAAGATAGTTTACTTCAAAACAAAGCAATCTAAAGATGCGGCAATTAAATCAGGTTCTCACGAAGACCCTAAAAATAAAACTTCTAAACCATCTAAGCAAGAACCAGCGGGCGCAGCATTATTTAAAGGAGATGCGGAATATCAAAAAAGATTAGCAAAAGAAAAACCAGCAAAAGTAGAACCAACCAAAGGTTCTAGAATTATAGGTGGTAAAGATAAAACGCTTTCTAAAGTAGATACTTTAAAATCAAAAGAATTTACACAAAAGCAAGTTCCGGACGATGTAAAGTTTTCTGATAAAAATAAAAAATTCCAAGTAGGGCCACCACCACAACCATATAAATTGCCAAAAGAAATGTATGCCGGTGCAAAAGTTCCACCAAGACATTTGAAAGCATTGGAAAGAATGATGAACACTAAATTTAGTAACGAAACAGCTAAATGGTCACATTTCTCCGATTTGCCAGGTGGGGCAGGGCAGATATCAGCACAAGCTGGAGAATTAATGACAATGATTGGTACAACTTTAGATGATAAACAAGCCGAAGCATTTTATAATTCATTAATAGAGCATGAACAAAAACAAATACAATCAAATCCAGATTTAAAAATAGAAGGAAAACGAATTGTAACAAAAAGTTGGATTCAGGCAGCTATGAATAATAGAAAAGCAATTAGAAATAGATTAGCTAAGGAATACCCTGGTGCAACAATTGAAGCTGGTAGTTGGGATACTCAAGGTGAAGTTGAAGCAATGGGATTAAAAGATTATAAAAAGAATAAAGGATTTTCAACAGACGCATATTTTAAAATAAAAACAAAAGATGGTAATCAGATTTTAGATGAAGTATCTCTAAAAAAATCAACAGCCGTAAACTTTTTAAATTCTGGCACAGGTAAACTATCTGAATGGGATAGTAATATTTCTGATGAAATTAATCCTGTTGTATATCAAAAAAATCAAAGAAAAGCATTATTTGATTTTGGTTCAAAAAATTTGAAAAATTTACAAAAATTAGCTGCTAAAGATCCTGAATTTCAAGCAATAGTTAAATCTAAAAAAATTACATTAGAACAAGCATTAGAGAAATTAAAAGTAGGTAAAGGTAGTAGAGATATTAATAAAGTAGTATTATCAGCTATTGCATCTGCAGCTAAAAAAGGAGATAAAGCATCTACAAAATATCTTCAACAAGTTCAAGAAACTCATAAAAAGCATCAAAAAGATGTAATTACTGCATTGGGAAGTAATAATAAGTTAAAGCAAGGTATGTTAGCATCAATTAGGGAGGAATTTCCATTAAAAGCAGTTGGTGAGGGTGAAGAATCAATGGCTATTGGACCTAATTCATTAGATAGAGCAGTATTAAAGAATATATTTGATACGTCTGATTTTGAACAAATTAAAGAAGGTTTATTTGCTGTAACAAACGAAGAACCACCTTATTTGGCATATAAAGCTGGTAAAAAAGGTAGAGTAATTCCTATTGCAACTATTGGTGTGAGAGAAGATGGTGTAGGATATGGTGGCCAAATTAAGTTTGAAATGCAATTAGATAGACGATTTGCAAAAATATTAGAAGCGGCTAATAAAAATATTTACGGATAAAAACTGAAAATACCCTTTCATCCGAATTTTCATATTTATACATAAGAAAAAAAGGGAAGAAAGGAATGAAAACACAGTTATTATGTACGTTTACAACTAAAGGTGAGTTACAGAATACATTACAATTAATCCGTGAAACTTATCACATAGTTTATAATTACATTTATATTCTCCAAAATAAGGCGAATTTAGATGAGTTATTTATCACGTACAACATTGATACCGCATTCCAACCGGATACACCGTTGGAAAACACTATTTTAATACATAGAAAGAAAGAATCAAACACATTATATACTATTAACGCACTAAATGAACTTGTAAAAGAAGAAAATGGTGGTGTATTAGATAATTCATTTGTCATTAATTGGCAGAAGTTTAAAAATTCAATCATATTAACAAACGCCGAAGGTACTAAGAAAATTCAGACAAGAGTTTTTGAAGTAATTGATTTTGGTGATGGAAAAGAAGTTATAACTAACGAAACTAAATAATTGTATAATGTTATTAAAAAAAGGTGATAATAACGAAAACGTTAAATTAATGCAGGAGAAATTAGGAATCTCTCCAGCAGTTACTAACTTTGGACCTAAAACTGAAGCAGCTGTAAAAGAATTCCAAGCTAAGCATGGTTTACCTGCGGATGGTATAGTTGGTGATGCAACTTGGGCTAAAATAATGGGAGAAGGAACTCCGGCTCCAGCACCTGCAGCTCCAATAGCACCTGTTGGTGGATTAAAATTGGACAAACTTAAAGGACATATTCCTGATGCAGTAATTCAAATGATTCCTGATACTGCGGCAAAATTCCAAATCAATACTCCCCTAAGATTGGCACACTTCTTAGCACAATGCGGACATGAGAGTGGTGGATTTAGAGCAACACAAGAAAACCTAAACTATTCAGCAAAAGGTTTAATGGGTATATTCAAAAAGTATTTCCCAACCGAAGCAATTGCAAATGCATACCAAAGAAACCCACAAAAGATTGCTAACAAAGTATATGCATCTCGTATGGGTAATGGTGATGAGGGAAGTGGTGAAGGCTACAAATTTAGAGGACGTGGTTATATCCAATTGACAGGAAAGGATAACTATACTGCATTTGGTAAAGCAATCGGTGAAGATATCCCATCTAATCCTGATGTAGTAGCATCTAAATATGCTTTACTTTCAGCAGCATGGTTCTTCAATAAGAATAAATTACACATAATGGCTGATGGTGGAGCAACTGATGCAGTAGTAACATCTATTACTAAAAGAGTAAATGGTGGAACTATCGGATTGGCAGACCGTATAAAACACTTTAAAGAATATTATCATTTGTTAGCATAAAAGAAAGGGAGTTAAATACTCCCTTTTTTATTTGGCATTGTAACAAATTTTTCGTATATTTGTTACATCTTTTACCATAGAAAATATACTGAAAAAAAGATTTGGAAGTCTGAGAAATTCTTCGTATATTTGTATTTCCATTATATTTATATGTGTAACGGAAGTGTAGGAAAGACACTATAATCCAACCTTAAAACATAAACGTTTTAAAACTTAAACTCTTAAAATTTAAAAGACATGGCTATTAATTTAGACGCAATTAAGAGCAGACTTAACAAACTGCAAAACACCCAAAGAACTTCAGTAGAACTTTGGAAGCCAGCACCAGGCAAACACACAATCAGATTGGTGCCGTACAAATTCAATAAAGAAAATCCTTTTATTGAACTTTATTTTCACTACAACATCAACAACAAAACTTACTTATCTCCAATGAGTTTTGGCAGACCTGACCCTATCGTTGAGTTTGCTGACAAACTTAAAAGAATGGGTGATAAGGAAGATTGGAAAGCTGCTAAGAAAATGGAGCCGAAACTTAGAACATTCGTACCAGTATTGGTAAGAGGTGAAGAAGGTGAAGGCGTAAGATTTTGGGGCTTTGGAAAAACTGTATATCAAGAAATTCTTGGTTATATGGCAGATCCTGATTATGGTGATAT